ATACCCACATCCTTCCTCAAATATCAAAACGCACCTGGAGGGACTCGAACCCCCGGCACACGGTTCCGGAAACCGTTGCTCTATCCACTGAGCTACAGGTGCAATTAATTTTCTAGAAAAGCCAAGAAATATGGGTGTTTTCTAGCTTTGCACTATTTATTTGTTACCCCATATTGGCACTTTCATAAGAGAGCTTTTGATACTTTTTAGTCCATTATAGTACATAAATATCCTTTCATGTACTCTTGAATTGGGGTACAAATTGGGGTACAATAGATGTTACCCCAATAGTTATTGGATGTACCCCAATTAGGGGAAATCTCAACAACTTTCGGTAGTATAATACAAATATATTTAATTGTCAAGAAAGGATGGTATGCAATGAGAAGAGGAAACGGCGAGGGCACATGGGGGACAAAAGTATTACGTGGGAAAGAATATATTCGTTTTCGAAAAACCTATAGTGGCACACGTAAAGAATTTTATGGTCAAACAAAAAAAGAAGTTCTATCAAAAGTTAAAGCTTTTGAAAACACTTTGGCTGCCAATGTAAATCATAATGCTGTAAAACAATCATTAAGTCAGTATGTTCTAAATTGGCTGGAAAATGTTCGTGTATTTGAAATTTCAGATGGCACATATGCAACGGATTTCAACACTTATAAAAGCTATATAGAGAAATCCAGATTTGCCATCAAACAGCTTGGAACGATCAACACTAGGGAACTTCAAGACTATATTAATCAATTATCGTTAAAATATGCGAGAAATACGTATAAAAAAATATATACATTATACAACCTGTGTTTTAAATATGCTGTTAGAGTTGGAGATATTGCATATAATCCATGTGAAAATGTAATATTACCAACAGAACGCAACACTCTGAATAAGAAAAAAATCATACCATACTTAGATGTAAATGATGTGGAGCTATTATACCATGAAGCATATCGTTTGAATACGGAACAGTTTCGTATAACAGGGAAAGAAGGAAGTAGAGTATATGGGATTAATGCTCTCGGCATAGTTATTATGATGTATACCGGACTTCGTTCGTCAGAATTAACTGCTTTACAATGGAAAGATGTAGATTTAGACAACAAGATGTTGAATGTGGTTGCTGCTTATCATAAAAAAATTGATCTAGACACAAAGAAGGAATCTCGTATTCTAGGCATACCAAAATACGATTCAAAGCGTACCATTCCTTTGTCGGATCGCTGCATCAAAGCCTTTAAGGATATTTTATCAGAGAGAGGATCAGTTCATCCAACTGATTTTGTCATTACATGTACTGCACGGAGGCTGGCAACGACATTAGACAGAATGTTAATACGTGCCGGTTGTTCAGTTAAACATTGCGGCTTACATGCCATTAGACATACTTTTGGCTCTCTGCTGCTGACGCAAGGAGTCGATTTAAAGACAATATCTGCATTACTTGGGCATAAGGATATTCAAACCACAGCAAATATCTACTTAGATGTGTCAGATCAGCACTCTATTGATTCTGTTGCGCTGCTCAATAAAATGAATAAATAAAAAGATAGGATAGGCTTTATGCCTATCCACTTTTTTACAGTAATATTTGGTTTCCTACATTATCTCTAAGCCACTGTAAATACAATCTGCGAGGTATTACATATTGTTTTCCAATGCGTATTGCAGGAAATGTATCTAATTGACAAATCTTATATGCCTTTTTCCGTTCTATATGTAAATGGTCACATAGATCATTTATGGTCATCATATCTTCAAAATCTTGATTATAATCAACTTTCATCGGATCACCCCTTTGTTTTGCTCTTCAATTTTTATTTTGTATATGATAAAATAACACCAAGCAAACTGTGATTGTATTACCACGTTACTTTCCACGCACGACAGAATGCTCGGTATTATTTACCATGTGGTAGTGCCTATTGTAGTATTTGGCACAATTCGAAAAGTGAATATTCTGCCCTTTCTGGGCGCATAAATTCCCTTTATTTATAAAGTTCTACAAGAAGGGAGGCGAGAAATGCTAGAATTTCTAGCAATATTTATCGGAAATGGAAAGTATAATTTGCGTTCCGTATTGGGTAAAGTCATTGTCACCAAAATGATTTGTAAACACCCTGAGTTATCCGATGAAAAAGTTAAAAACATCACTAATATGATGTTGTAATTTATTTCTCTGTATATGTCATATTCATTTTTCCTTTTACTCCTTTACCACACTCTGAAATATGGGTGTGGCGTTTATCTACTACAAATTCTACTGAACTCCCGTGCTTCCAATACCGCCTCGACTATGTTCATCTAGGTGTTCAACTTCCTCAAACTCAATTGCCGGTTGTACTTTCTGAATCTCGAACTGGCAGATACGGTCATTTTTATTAATCGTTGTATCTCGTAGCGCAATCGCCGGAAATCTCCACTGGTCTGAATCCCCACAGTACGATCCATCAATCTGCCCTACGGAATTTGCGAGAATAATGCCAAAATTTTTGTATGTACTGCTTCGTGGATACACATTCGCCTTGTAACCGGCAGGTAACTTCATTCCAACGCCGAGTGGGATTAGTTTGTATTCCCCTGCTTTCATATGTACCGTTTCTGCCGCTCTAAGATCAATAAGATCGCCCTGTGAAATCTTCTCAATCTTATCAATGTCTTTGTCGAAATATTTAATCTGAATTTTTTTCATTATCTTTCTCCTCCACTGTAATAATTTTGCCATCTGTTTCTATGATGTTGTATTTTGCTGTAAATTCGTTATAACTGACTGTATTATCTACTGCAATTTTGTACTGCTTAGGGTGCGGATGTACTCCTTGTACAGCGACTATAAGTGCAAATGCCATGAATGCGAATCCGGCTAACAACGCATCAAATTTTAATATCAATACACCTCCTAATATAATCAAAAGCAAAACCGCTATGATTATAATTATGTACTCTTTGTTTGTCACTGCCGGCATCGTCTGTAAAATTGTTACTCCGTTCATATGTTACCTCCTTTCTAGTCACAATATAGGACTAATTTATTTTGAGCGAGAGATTGCTGTACATCAATGACTCGCTGATTCTTGCTACCTCGCCATTTTAATGTAAGATCTTTCTGCTTATCTATATATGCTCCATCAACAAGCACATCGCATTGTTTTATTATCTCTTGTCTTTTTAAAACATTTTGTATTTTATTTTCTAAATCTTTACAAGAGAAAATTGGTTGGATTACTTTAATGTCCATAATTTGATCCCACTCAAATCCCGTATACAACCAAATAGTTTTTTCAGGAAATGAAATACGGATTTCCTTGACTAATTTGAGGACTTCATCAAGATTATTTTTGTGTAGTGGATCGCCACCACTGAAGGTAATGCCCGATATATAATCTTTTGACAGTTCTGTGAATATTTCTTGTTTTGCTGATTCATCAAATGGAATGCCACTATCGGTATTCCATGTTTGAGGATTTTGACAATTATAACAATGGTGAGAACAGCCTGAGAGCCATAAAACAACTCTCAGACCATCACCGTTGTTCATATCATCATGTGTAATATTATGATAGTTGATATGAACCACACTCCTTACATTGAAACTCTATCTGCAATTTCTGCATTCTTAGCTTCGTTATATCTTGTCTCACCATGTACTCGTGTAAATCCCAAGTATCCGTTCATTCTGTCAATTTTTGTAATCATTTTACTACCACACTTCGGGCATGTATCCATTTCAACTTGCTGATATCCACAATCTTCGCAGTAGCACATTGCAAGATTTACACCTTCATAAAAGCCTTTATCCATTGCTCGAAGAATAAGCGTTTTAATAGCTTCTTTGTTATATCCAAGATTGTATCTACAATACTGAATCTTTCCACCATTAAATAAATTCCAGAAACGTCCTTCTTTATCCTGTTTTTCAATAGGTGACATCTGTTCCGAAACATGACAGTGGAATGAATTACTTACATAAGGCTTGTCTGATACATTCTCAATAATCCCATAAATTTTGCGAAACTGCTCAATCTGAAGACCACACAACGATTCGGCAGGAGTGCCGTAAATTGCGTATAAAATATGGTCTTCCTCTTTAGTTCGGTTCGTATAATCATTGATATATTGCATAACCTCTAATGCAAACTGTCCATCTTCACGAATAGATTTACCATTATAAAGTCTCTGTAATTCGTTTAATGCAGTAATGCCATAACTCATTGTCATTGGTGGAAGAATCGTTTTAATCTTATCTGTTGGCTCTAAATTACCACCAAGCAAACCACCTTCACAGAAAGCAACTGGATTTACGCTTGCCCTTAATTCACCAATATAATCATATGTTCTTTTATGTAATCCACGAATTAACTCAAGATAATAATCAAGAACCTCATAAAAATCTTTTGACTCTCTACGAGCTTTTGCAAGAATCATAGGAAGATGAAGAGAAACAACGCCAAGATTAAAACGCCCTTCAAATATCGGTTTATCATTTTCGTCTGTTGGATGCATACCACCTTTCTCATACCAAGGTGATAGAAATGCTCTACATCCCATAGGACTTACCACTTTACCATATTTCTTGTACATCTCTGCAACATATCCATCACCAGTTAATGATAACCAGTCTGGGTACATTGTCTTACTGCTACAGTCAATACCAGCATTAAATACGTCTGCATTCGGATATTTGTCTGAGCCATTTCCGTGAAGTTTTTTATTATATAAAAATACAATTTTAGGAAATAATACAGGTCGTTTGAACCCTTTCTTGCCCTGTCCTTCAGAATGAACTTTAAGAAGTGAAATAGCTGCCATTTTGCCGAACTTGGATGTTGCTAATCCAAGTGTCATCGTGACAAAAGGATAATCCCCTCGGCTTGATCCGACAGAATTTAATTTCATTTCTATGCCTTGCCATCCTTGTTCAAAATCACGCTGAACTTTACCCGTGGCATATTCAGAAGCTTTTTTAGAATGCACTTCTAATACTTGTTCATATTCAATATCATCTGCAATCTTCATATATTCTTGATAATATTTTTCATATGATTTTTCAGCATATGGTTCAAGAATTTTATCTACTTCTGGAACAGTAAATCCTCCATATTGTTGTGCGGCAGTGGAAAGAATAATATCGCCCATTACATCAAATGCCGTATCAAGATAATTTGGCTCATTATACCAAATATTTCCCATCTCAAAACCACCATGCATCACATTGCCTACATCAAAAAGACAACAGTTGAACGTATCAAGCCTTGCACTTCTATCATGAATATAAATATAGCCATCTTTTGCGGCTTGCTTTTCATCATGAGTTAAGAAGAATTTCTTATATAATTCACTGCTTAATTCATTATAAATAAGACTTCTTTTTGTTGCCACCAATGCTGAATCTGTATTAGCATTACTTTTATCACCAATGTACCTAATAGACTGACTACGTTCATATACATTATCCATCATGTGTACAAAGTCTTTTTTGTAGTTTCTATATTCCTTATACATTTTAGCAACCGTTGGGAAATCTTCTTCCAAAACTGATTCTACAATATTATGCATATCGTAAATGTTAATATCTGTATTATCATCGTATAATTCTTCTATGCGCATCAACACATCGTTTAATAACACGGAGTATTCTGCCTCATTGAATTCATACATTGCCCGTCTTGCTGCTTTGTTGCAAGCGTCAATGATTTTTTGTTCATTATAATCTTCAATGGTGCCATCTTTTTTTATTACTCTATACACTTATTCATCCTCCTTATACTAAGTAAAAATCGCATAGATATGTAATTAAGTAATCAATATTTGGTTCAAAACGTGTTACAAAGCTATTTAGCCATGAGTGTATTACTCCACGTCCAACTCCAAACATAAAAATAGGAATATCATTCTTCCAAGCTTCAAACATCTCACAAATTGTTCCGGGGCTTGTATTTACACCAGCAGCGTTTACGACCAAAATATCACTGTTTCTAACATGACGTAAATCGTAATCACGAACCTCTTCGTCTGTCTGATATCTATATTCTGTCTGATTGTAATAGTCACATGGATTAATGATTGTACATCTATAGCCGGCTGTATCGGCAGCTATCTGAATTTTTGTTTTAGCATCTTGTCTCCATGTATTCATTTCTTCAAATGTCAATCCATCCATCTTGCCGGCAAGGTATACCTGCCAACTTTTATTCGATACTCCCATCTGATACCTCCTCACATTTATCGATAATTTCCTTCAAAGCTTCTACCGTATCATTATTCTCTGCATCAATAATAAAATCTGCCAAATCCTCAACGCCATCAAATGCCGTAGCATCTTCCTCGATTCTCTTGTTGATATCTTTTGTTGTATCGCCACGTAATCTCATGCGTTTCATACGCAATTCTTCTGGACAATCAAGATAAATCACAACAAACGGCTTATCGAGCTGCAACTGTTGTAATGACTTAATGCCATCAACGTCTATTACATATAAATCTGATTGATTTACTTGGTCAATTGTAGCCCAGTATAAATGATGATCATATAATGTTTCTGCCGCAATTTGGTTTTCGGCTTTCATATGATAGTACATACTTACGTCAACATAAATATGATCTGTATCGTTTTTATGTCTCTTATTACGAGTCGTATATGAACATAAAATATCATAGCCGCATTCATCGTATAATTTTTCAACAGCATATGTTTTACCTGATCCAGATTTGCCGCAAATTAAATATAAATTGTTCATAACGCCTCCTAATGCTCAAATCCTACTAAGTGCCCATTATGTAATATAACTCTTTCGTTCTCATTCTCGAACGCCGCAACAATCTCTTCTAGTGTTCTATAATCATAATTGTGTGTATTGTCCATCTTGTTCCTCCTTTGTCGGTACAAATTTCTCCATGTCACGTGCAAAATCCTCAATTTCTTCCTTGTCATTTGAGATAATTTCTACAAATCTAGGAATAGACGTATCTAAAGCAAAAATAGCAATAATACTTTTTGCATCATACGATTTACTTCCTTGATAAATATTTACGTCGCTATCGTATTTCACAACCGTATTTGCAAAAGATTTAATATCTTCCATAGATTTGAGGTCAATTAAGAATCCTTTTCCTTGTGTCATAATAATCTCCTTTCATTAACTTTCTGCCAATATATTATTCTCGATTATTAAGACCAAAATTTCATATTTCCTTGTGATTCAAATGGATGAGATATAATAATTTTATATACGTCATTATTATCGAACCCAACCTGACGAGTTTCAATACCGATAATTTTACGATCATATCTGCCAAATTTGTCACCTTGTTCTCCTAGACACACCAAATCCTCATCTTTTATATGTTCATTAATAATTCTTTTTAATTCTTTACCTAACAATGTCCCCTCAATTTACTTCCTTTCTATTTTTCTTTGCTTCCTTGATTACATCTTTTGCCGTAGATTCACTTAGAAAAACTGATTTGCCGACATCAGCCGCTTGGAATAAATACGCTCCTTTAGTCTTTGTATCTAATCCAACAAACCAGCCGGCATCATGATCAACTGTTCGTAATTTCAAATTTTTAAGCTCATATACGTCACAGGACGGTATGACTCGAGCAAAATAAACATAATCTCCAACTTCAAAATCTTCCATTATTCTACTTCCTTACAATAATCTCTAAAATATTTGAGCAGCTCTTCCTCTTCCGGGAAAAATGGATCACGCTGCAAGGCAACGTCCATATAGCGGAACACATTTGTGAAAAACTGCCCCGTTCGCATATCCGGGAAATACGTCTGATGCAAACGCTTCAATTCGCTGTATGTAAAATCCAATCTTTTAGGATCTCTCATTCATAACCTCCTCCTTAGGTGGCATGTAACCACATGATCTTTTCTCAGTGCAGAATCCGACTCTTTCACATTTTGGTGTACACGTCATGTTGATTAATGTATCCCATTCACTGGAATATTGTCGCAACGCTTTAAGATAATCATTCATTAATTCCATTCTGTATTCCCAATAAGCTCTGACACATGTTCGCTGTGCTGTCATATCGACAATGCTTCTAAAATTACGTTTGTCTGCCATCATACTATGATACGCAATAGGTAATCCCATTGTCGCATCTTCTATAGGAATACCGTATTCGTTAATAAACTTATTGATAGTACAATTGATGTATTTCATGAGTCCTGCCCATTCTACACTAGCGTATTCATTATTTTTAATAGTTGGCGGTGTGGTATACTCAAACCCATCACCTTTAGAATAATCAATATACCGAGTAGAATCCTGTAGTCGAGTCGGCAATCCGCCAATATGCGTATACCATTCACGCAATACTTTTGCTGAATATCCTTCAATCACGGCATATACGTCCGGAAACTCGAAAGTACGACCATGTTCACTTGTTATACACTCTAATCCTCTTTTATAATTCTTTTCATCATCTGACACATCAGCATGTCGACACACGCCGGAGTAATACCCGATCATAGTAATCGGTTTTTTTGTTGTGTCGTGTGTAATAGTTACTTTACCCATTCTTTCCTCCTATTCTACATAATCCGTGAACTTAGCACCGCAAAACAGACACTTAATTGTCTGACAGTCTACAATACCAGACGGCAAAAATATCCACATAAACTGTTCACCGGCTGTAGCACGTGATTTACAGCCCTCTGAGCGGTGCTTTTCCATCCAATTGTCTAAACGCTTACTTGTTTGAAATGTCAATTTCGTTTTCTCCTTCCGGCAACCATTTTTTGAAAATCTCATTGAAATTACCCTTGTTGCCAAAAACTTTCTTACAAATGCACATTGCCATGCCCATCTCAGGATCGTATGTATCTCCGAGCTGCTCCTGTGCTCGCACCTGAGTAATTGTTCCGTCTGACCATTTCACTGTGGTGACACGTTTTTTAGAATTAAAGTTTACTAATGTAATATCATCTTTCATATATTTCGGCAAAGGCTCTGGTAAATACTTGTAATTCCAATGAATATTCAACAACTCTCTATTCATACGGTCTAAATCCCTCACGTGATCCATCATCAAAGCATCATTATAACTTATCATTTTAATTTCCTCCTTAATCTTCATGTTCAAGTGTTGTTAATACTGTTTCTGCCATATCATACATTCCTCTGATATAACTCTTCCAATCCTCCGGCTCAAATTCATCCATACAGACCAAATTGCGTAAAGAATAATAGAAATCCTCGTACACCTCAAAATTTTTCATTATTCTCTCCTTTCTCATCTTTCATAGTTGTAGCAATATTTAGCAAATGCGTCCCAATTCAGCATCAACTGATCAAATACATCAATCTTCGCTGATTCATCACTGTTCCATGGCTCGATAAAAATCTCATATTCGTACTTTGACCAAAAATAATATCTGGCAATATGTTGTAGTTCTGATGAAAATTCATTCAAAATATAACGCTTTGAGCGAAGAATTTTTAGATTTTCTGTAAATCCTATGTGATCAAAAATATTCCATCTAACAAGCTGTTCCTTATTTTGATCATAATAATATACATACCATTCCATACTGCTTTGTTCATCTTTAAAATCATACTCTTTCAAAACCTCGTCGGTTACATTATCACGCAATGTCAGATGTGTAGACTTTACTAAGACTATATCTTTATCTTTTTGCAGCATATCTTACCACCATAAATGCTGATACCATTTTGCAAACAGCATTAGCCCTTCCTGTATTTCAGTCGTCTTAGCATCAATTGCTTCTAAATAAGACTGTCTGTCTAAATAATCGTCTCTATCAAGACCATACGCAAAATCACAACCACTTGACACTATAATTCGAAACGAGTTAATCATCTTGTCCAAAGCAGCATCCCATTTCTCTGGCGTATCCATCTCATCACGTCCCGGATATCCATTATTGACCTTTTTGAAATATTCAAGTCGTGGAAGCACAAACTTAGCAATTGTATAATCTAGGCTCCAAGTCTCTTTAGGATTTACATACAGACCTTGACGCTTCAACCATTTCTTTCTCTGACGTTTATTCATAGATTTATTCTCCTTTTGAATGAGTTCCCTCCTTATTATATAGGAATTATGTTACACCTATTAATCATGACATTCAGCCAATAACTTCTCATATTCTTCTTTTGCTGCCCTAACTTCTTCCTGTTTGATTTTTCGCTTGATCTTTTTAGCAGTTTCTTCTCGGATTTTCGAATAATCTTTGTATAATCTTTTACCATCTTCTACAGTGAAGATCATATGATCATTCCAATAATCCCAATCTAATGCTCCATATGATCTTAACTTTTCTAAAAATTCGTTGTATTCATCGTCTATCAAACTGTAATACTTTGTGCTGGACACAAACATTAATTTACCAATGCTATTATCCCAATGAATATAATATGTGTTATCATCAAACTCATATTTTGTCGTCCGGTTTGTTAAACAACCATTTTTTCTAATGTGAAATTTATTATCATCGATGATTTTATCACCCCACTCGAAACCAAGAGCCTGCAGTTTTTTACAAGACTCCAAATAATCTGCTGGATAATACCCATATCCATATTTCTTCCCGTCTGTAAATTCATCAAGATATGTTTGAAGAAAATCAATTCTTTCTTGTAGTGTCATATTCTCCTCCTTAAATTATAATTTTGTAAGTATTCTACGCACAAACTATTCCGATTGGATCTTCTTCACTTCATCTTTAACTATTTGTCGTAGTTCGTCTTTATTAAATGAGAAATTAGCCACAGGTATTACTTTTGAATGAAGGTTAGTATCTCCGACAATAGCATTCTTAAATGCATGACGCATCATTGCTGCTATTTCTTTTTCGTATCTGCCGCACATACCTTTATTATTTATATCAGCCATGACCCTTGAAAAGAAATCTCTAAAATGATCTTCAAGAAAATCATTATCATATTCTTCCGGAATATCGATTGTTAATTTCATTAGTTTACCTCCTATTCCACCACCACATATTCACTTATAGTTACAGTTTTTTAATTTCATCATCCAATGCTTTATATCTTTCCTTTACAATAGCAGTAATCGCTGCTCTAATCTCTGTGTTAGATACTACATCTAAATATTCCAAGTCAACATATTCACCACCGTAGCGAAAACCGATGTTATCACGCTTAAGTTTTGAAAATATGCGAGGATATGGAGTAGTCATCATGTATTCGATCTTTTTTAAGTTCTCTTGCACTTTAAGGATTTTGTGCAGTTTATCAATTGAATTTTTGTCCATATTATTCTCCTTATATTTTGCATCTCACACTTCCACCAGCAGCTATATCACCTGATACGTTACCACAAATTACAGAACCACCTACGTCTATATCTCCTTTGACATCCCCACTGACTTCACAACAACCACCGCAATCAATACTTCCTGCATTGCCGTGAACTTCTACTGATCCACCACAATCAATTTTGTTTACATCTCCTTCGATAGTTACTTTAATATCACCATTATTACACTCTTGAATTGTTTTACCATCTACAATAACCTTTCCATTGTCGATGACTACATTAGTTCCTGAACATGTGATTGTTTTACCATTAATAGTTATTCTGTTCATTTAATTTATAACAACTCTTCAATACTTTTGCTAATTGCTTCTTTAACAGCTTTTGTTTTTGCAAGTTTTTCTGCCAATTTATCACTTGCAATTTCAATAATTTTATCTTTGTTATCCTCGAAAAAATCTTGAATATTGTCATTAACCATTTCTCTAATTTTGCGTGTATAATCGTAATTACTGGCGTCTTTTCTGCCAACAAGTGCTTTCATACAATCATTTTTAATAGCACCGGCTACTTGTTTCATAACATTATCTTCAATAGTTTTCTTGATTTTGTTATCATCAATACTAATGCCGAATTGTACAATATGTTCCATAAGTTACCTCCTTTAAAAATTATGAATTCAACTACACCTACAAAACTTCATCAACAATTCCATACTTGACTGCTTTATCAGAATGAATATAAAAATCTTTCTTCTTTTCACGAATTTCCTTAATATCATCTTTTGTGAGATTGGTTCTGTCGATAACATATTCTTCAATCTTTTTATTCAGCCAGTCCATTTCTTCTCTATCTTCAACCAAATCCTGATATTTACCACTTCTCCAACAACTCATCTGATGATACATAAATATTGAATGCTTATAACAATATCTCTTATGACCTGCTAAGAAAATTTTAAAAGCTGCACTCATTGCATATCCTGTGCAATATGTATAGATTGGAGTTTTACTATTGAGAATGACATCAATCAATCCCCACATATCATAAACAGATCCACCATACGAGTTGATGTATAGTTTAATTGGTTCACGCTTATAGTCTTTTTCCTTCTCATCTTTCTCATCATCTTCTTGAATCTGTTGTAAAATGCTCCATGTTAATTTACCAAGAGATTCGTTATCTACATCATCAGAAAGATAAAATGTTCTGTTATCTGTATTTGTGTATGTATTGTCTCTTGAACTCATATGTCCTCCTACTCCTTCTTAATTTTCCAAAAAATATCGATTCTTTCCATCTTACTTCAAAGTCTCAACAAATTTCATAAGTTCAGATTTCTTACTTGATGGAATACTAACTGTTACCTCTTCCCATACATCAAGATTATTAAAATACTCTTTAATTTCTTTCTGTTCTGAATCCCAATCAATATTATTATCCTTATATAAATCTTTTAACTCCCATTCAAGATAATCTCCGTCGCATTTTGAAACACCTGCCTGTGCATAATCGACATCTGTTTCCCAATCATCCTGTATTTCTACGTCACCAATTACTTCACTATGTTTTCCATCTAATTCTCCACAACCAATCTGTGATGGAAAATTATCTTTTAATTTCTCATATGATGATTTCTTAATCCAGATATTATCCTCATAAGTCGCTTCGCTATAATATCCATAAGCATATAGGTTTACATTTACTAATTCCATATATTTGTTCTCCTTTCTTTTGACGGACGAGAAATCCGTCTTTCATTGGCTTTTTAATCCACTTAATATCCACTCAACTGTTGGTTCATTCCATCCATTGCCCATTAAGCTGCACCGTTTGGAATATGATAAGTAACGACCATTTAGTTGAATCTTTGTGAAATTATCAGGCAATCCCTGTAATCTCTCATACTCGATTTCTGTGAGTTTTCGTGGTCTACCACTGTCTAATACTTTCTTTTCGTGATAGCCACCATTAATACAAGTTAACGTGCAGCACTTAAAATCTGGATTATAAATTCTTCTATTCATCTCCATCGAATTTACTTTCAACTCAGCACATACACGCTTGCCCATATCCAAAATCTCAAAATCTTTCTTATAGGAATACTTCTCATCTACATTATTCTCCATAATATCTTTCAAGACTAACGGAGATTCATCGGGCAATTCGCACAATGGTATGTTTGTCCAATAATATCTTTCACGATTCTGTGCAGAAAATCTTCCTGAATCTATGAGAATCGGATCTACACCAATACACTCTGTCATTGTCTTTAGATCTTCATCCTTACTTGGTATGACATTTTCAAACATGAAATATTTAGGCTGTATTACCCTAAGACACTCTATAGCCTTAAAGAAAATTCCCGATTTACCATCAAGACCATTATTAACCTCTTTACTTTCAATCCTTACTCTTGAAAGTGATTGGCAACAAGTACCTGCTAGTAATAGATCAAATCCTTTGAACTGCTCAAAATCTGCTTCATATAAATCACCATGATGTATTACAAACGGAAAATGATACTGAGATACTGCTATTGCTTCTGGTAGAATTTCATATGTATGATATTCCTCAACTGGAATACATAATTTTTGTAATGCATAGAGTCCTGTTTCGACTCCACCGCATAGACTTAATACTCTTAATCCTTTAATAGTCTTATACCGTAGTGGTGCGCACCCTTATCCTCGAAGACTATTTTTCCTTTCTTATGTTATTTTTGTTTGTTGGAAATTACTCTCACAAATACCAAGATAGAAGTTTCTATATTTGATTATTTTCTTTTATTGACATCTCAATTACCCTCTATTTTATAGTTCTGCATTGTTTAACTGTTCAAATTCATAACTTTTCAATAGACGACCCAACATATTAAAGCTTTGATAACCTTCCTCTCCTGTTCTATTATTTTTACATTTGATATATGTAGCATAGGTATTTCCACTATTGCTTATTCCTGCCGATTCAATTGAAACCGTAAAAATAACTACATCCCCAACCTTTAGTGTTTTGAATCCCTCAGCTCTAGATTTTTTACTAATCGAGACACATCTAGCAATACATTTCATTTCCATAAATTTTCCTCCTTATATAATCAAGTATTTTTATTGAAAATTCAAGATCTTTCAACCTTTTTATATTTCTCTGTTATATTATTCTCTCTATCGGAGATAATTTTTTAAGAAATATTCAAAATATTCTCGAATGAATAATCCTGAATATTGATTATCCGGCATAAACATCACCGGAATATCGTATTTAAACCAAAAACTGTGTAATGATCCTAAAAACGATTTACGATTATACTTTGTGTCATAATTCCCGGCAGCAATGTCTCCATATGATGCATTCTCAATCAATAATACCTTTGCCGCCGGAGCCAAACACAATTCTTTCTCGAAACGATCACGTCCGTTTGTCAGGTTGCCACTGATTTCTTCTAAACTAGCTTTTCGCTCTATAACACAGGAATTTGTAAAATACAAATCTCGTGGTATTGAAAGAGACTCATTTGCCGGCAGCATGAAGCTGTAATCACCAAACTTTAATGCCTTCTTTTTGTATATAATGTTTTTCCTGTCGAAATAGTCCGTGATGTGATCTGACTTCTGTTCACGTGTGTCGACTAGAATCACAATGGACGAAATCAATTCATCCATCTCTTTATCTGTGTATTTATATTTACTAAAGATCTTCTTCAACCTCCTCTATATCATTCTTGATTACAAACCGATTTAACCAAAACTCATATTTGTCCGGCACTTCCTGATATACTTTTTTGCCGGTAACAGGATTGATTTCTCCGGTTGGCTCTTTTTGATGTTTTTTATCGAGCTTGATTATGTATAAAATATCTCCTTTACTGAATGGATTTCGATTATATGCACTTGTCCACATTTTAACAGTACGTGTTTTGCCGCTATAAATTTCAAAAAATTGAGCGTTCACAACAGATTTTTTAACATCGAGATCTGAAACATAATATAATCGTTTGCTTGCTTTTGGGTTTGAGTCACTAACAATACCAAGAACTTCCCTCTGATTGTCAAGTCTTTCCTTTAAGGTTAATTCTCTATAAGGAATTTCAGAAATTAATTCCTCAATAATTTGTGCTGAGTCAAGTTTATTAAATTGTTTGGCTGTCTCATTTCCATACTTTGCAAGTATATCAAATGGAATATTATTCTTTGCAGCTTTATCTTTAGCGATCTGTTTCGCACCATTCAACAAATCATACAGTCTTGCAATTTCAAGTAAAGTATTTACATCACCATATTTCTTAAAATAATTGATTCTGATAAGCTTATTTACAATGGTCTTGTTAATTGAATTTGAAAATAAAACAGTTAATACATCAGTAAATGTTTCATAACTTGACTGACCCAACTCATAAAGAGTATCAACTACACCTTCTCCAAAACCTTTAACACTCGACAAATTAGGATATATAATTTTATTCTTTTCATCGATAGTGACTTTTCTATTATCAGCACCAAATTCATAATCACCTAATTTATATCCCCAAAATTTAATTGCTTCTTTCACGAGAGCATCTATCTTATCTTTTTTATTCTTGTCCTGATAATGATTGATTGCGACTTCGTAAAATGTTTTAGTATGATGTGCTTTGAACCATGCCTGATACGCAGAGTCTCCCCCCATTGAATATGCATGTGGAGAATTGAAGGCATATTTAGAAGAGTCTTCAATGACATTCCATACGTTCTTAAAATTATCCGTATTTCCAAATTCATCTGCCCAAGACTGACTTAACTCCGCTAATAAGTGATCTTTTTTTTCACCTTTAAGCTTTTTCTTAGAAATAGATTTAATTACACCATAAGTTTCTCCCATTAATAGTTTAAGAAAAGATAAAACCTTCATGATTGATTCTTGATAAATCATGAAATGTGCCGTGTCCGACAACAAATCATCAATCTTTTTTTCACCTGTAGTGTAAGGCTCTCTATTCAAAAATGTACTAAGCAGAGATGCGAATCCCGGTCTAATTGCTGCAATGAAACTACTTAATTCAGCTAAATTCTGTGGTTTATACTTCTTTACTCGATTAGTGGTTGCCTCTTTTTCACATTGATTAACACAACATGTAATACCTTTTGCATAAATATCCCATGTTTTTTGATCGCCATCAATCATATGTCGTAATTCATCAAATGTGGGCACATCCATTCCAATACTATGAAAAAATTTATATGTAAGATAGACACTATCGACAATCAAAAAATCTTCTTTTACATATCCAAATTCATCCAAATAACCACCTTCAATGGCAGCACATATTGTTCTCTTTTTTGTTGATTCAGACACTGCACTGATTAATCCTACTTCTCTACGAATATCGCCATCAAATATAAAATGTCCACAAGCATGTACTTTTAAGTTGATTGTGATTCCTTGATATTCATTGCTCTGTTTGAATAACTCTGTATATTCTTCTGGAATATAATCTTCTACGTGGATATCATCTTTTTCATCTTCATCTGCGTATTTTAATGCTTTATTATATTCATCAAGATATTTGGAGATTTGATTTGCATCTTCTGGATTTACATCATTTGCTCCTGCATATAATTGCCATGCAGCTTTTTCTTTAAGTTTTTCTATTGCCATCAATGGATAACATCCATGTTCTCCAAGTAATTTTCTTGCTGCTTTAACAAACGGTTCCTGTGTGGCAACATTTAGATCAATATCAGGCATCTGACCAGCAAGCACACGTTCTTTCGTCAAAAAGCGTTCAGGATAGATAGGGATATCTGCATTAAACCTATCAACGGTTGTAAGACCTAAAAGTTTATTTGTAATAAACGAAGCAGCACTACCTCTGGAAGTTGTTGTTAAGATGCCACCTTCGTTCTTTATTGCATCATCCACAATAGCTTTACTAGTTAAGAAATAGTCTGTAACACCAGCTTCCATGACTTGTTTTGCTTCATAGCGCACCCCATCAGCCTTTACTTGTGATTTTTCTTTTTCTTTCGCATAAGCTCTATTGAGAACATCTTTGTAAATTTTACATTTTTCTTTATAAGTTTTTCCTTTATAAATACTTGGAATCTTAAATTTTCTATCAAGAACAATTTCTTCACATTCTGTCACAAAAACATTTGTATTCATAATTGCCCTATATATTTCTTCTCTGTTTAAGACTCCTTGTTCTTCAAATCTTTGAATGACGGTTCTTGTATCTGGGTAATCCATATACCATCCTTTTTCATCAGGATAATTAATATGTTTATATTTCAAAATCTGATCACGTTTAATTGAATTCTCTTCTTTTACATAATGACTATCCAAGCCGCATATAATTTGGATATTATGTTTTTTTGCAATCTTTAGTATTTTCTTATTGAGTTCTTTTTGCTTGTCAGTATTGTGATATTGCACTTCCAAAAAGAAATTATCCCCAAAATATTTATGGATTTTCAGCCATATATCCTCAGCATCTTCATAATTCCAACCTGCAACACATGCTGATGTTACAATCACATTATCTTTTGGTATGTTAAATAATAATTCCAAGTCAATTCTTGGCTTATAATAGTATCCATCAATATTTGCCATAGATAAAGCAAAATTAATATCACCACGTCCTTCAGCATTTTTTGCTGCAATAATCATGTGGCAATTAGTTCTATCTTTCTCTTTTCTATTTTTCACCCAATAAACTTCAGAAGAATGAATATATTTTAGATGCTCAGTTTCTGCAATCTTATAAACTTCAAACTGGTTTCCTTGTGAACCATGTTCTCCGCTATATAAACATTTCGCTCCAAATTCATGAACCCGTTTTGCATAATTGCTAATTGATTCTGCACAATCTGGAGTAGATGTGTTACTAAAATCTTTATGGCAATGATAATTCTCAAGATATAAATTTTCACAATAATCTTCCGGAGAATAAGGAAATCGAAATGTCAATGTAGGTATTATATCTTTAATCAATTCAATATCTGTCATTATTTAACCTCTCTGATTTCATCGCATATAACCTTTAATACAAACTGTCTACCAAAAAATCCTTTATCTAATACTCCAACAACAGCCAATTCATCATTCATCATACTATGATCTTCCATCTCATCAAAATCGCCTGTAAAATTCCATTTTATAATCTGTACATAGTTTGAAGGCTTAATTACAAGATGCTTATAGTTACTCATCTGTCCAATCTCATACTCATCAATATCATCTATATAAACTTTTACCGGCTTGAACCTAGTGCCGGAGATAAAATCCAACTGATGTATCATATCTACCAATCGCCTTGTGACGTCTGTAATACTGATTTGAATATCCACATCCTGTGTTACATTCATGTCTAACTCCGGCAATTCTTTATCAACATATTCAATAAAAGCATCCATGAAAAATTTACTAATTCTAATGCCAGCAGCTAATTCATGTCCGGCACAGCTTGCTAATTCGCTATCGTTACAAAATGTACGAAAATCTTTTAATCCTGTTGCACGCATTGATCCGGCGTAAAACCCATCATCTTCATCATCTTCTTTTAGCACAAGAATTGGTCTTTGATATTTTTCTAATAATTTATTAGCGATCAGCCCGGCGATGCCATATGGAGTATCAATGTATGTTACAATCATCTTATTTTGCACTTGCCTCTCACACTGCTCTAACACCACCGGCATTAACCTATCTACTTCTTCATTTTGCGCTTCCTTACATTTTTTCAAGATTTTCACATATTTCAACACTTCTTTGTTGTCATCAGCTAAAAACGCCTGTAATGCTTCGTTATTATGCCCCATTCTATTCGCCGCATTAATCAGAGGTGCAACGCTAAATGCCACAGCCGTGCTGTTAAACTCAAAACTACCAATAATCTTCTTAATAGCAGGATTACATTTGTTATGAAGTCCTTGGTTTACAATATATCTATTCTCCATCACCGTCATATCCATCATGTCAGCAACAATGCCTGTAGCAGCGAGATCAACATATTGGTCAGCATAATTTGTGTTAAAATACTGATCAAGATACTTGCAAAATTTCCACACTACGCCACTGCCGGATAGTGCCGGATTTGCATAATCTCGCTGGGACGATACCAGTGTTACGTACTTATCATATGGCACGTCCGGATTGATGGCGTGATGGTCTAAAACAATAATCTTTACGTTTGATTCAGTAAGTTTTTTGTAAAATTCTACATGACTGTCCAAGCTATCCACGATAATCAACAAGTCTAAATCATTATACCTATCAACAGTGTCCTCCATCAGACCATGTGTTTTCCCATCATTGATAAATATTTGAATATCACGTGCTGCAATATCATCTAAATATCTATACATGATGGTGCCGGCGCAAATACCATCCGTATCGACGTCAGCAAGAACACCAATACTATGATAATTCTTCCTGCTAAATACGACTTGTTTTGCTGCTTTATCAATATTGATCATAGAATCAAGTGGCAACATATCGTCTTCTGTAGGATTCAAAAAATGATCCACATCTGTAATTCCACGCTGCTCACATATAGTCTCAAATATGTCCTGTTCGTACATTCCCCGGCAATCAGCCAAAATATTATAATTCATCCTCTTCATCATCTCCAATCATTTTAATCTCATGCTGTAAAATATCCTCAAACTTTTCCTCTCCTAAATCTGATGGAGACGATTTCCCGGTATAACCTTTACCAAAATAGTCCCAATACCCACATCCAAATTGTGAAAATCTTGAAAATCCCATTATTTTATCAATATTTCTCATAATCCTATCCAACTCATATCCGATGTCATGCAGAAAGATAACATTTTTCGGACGTAATTCTAATAACATTTTAACCTGTTTAGTTGATATAGATCCGGAACCCAATGCTACACAATTGCGAATACCATATGAGTAACATTGCATCACAGACTTTTCTGACTCAAAGATCAACACATCGTTTTCTACTAAATACTCATAATTTTGTGAATATCCATACAGTGTGTGTGACATAGCACACGGTATCTCATAGAAATATTTCAATTCTCCGTCATCAACATCGTAATTAAAGCGTTCTTTTACCCCCATCAATTGACCTATTTGATCACGAATCGGTATGACGATACCTTGAGATGCTACATCGTATCGAATTCCAAAAAATTTTTGAGCTTGAAGTGATATATGGTCGGCTAGAAATCTTGCATTGCCGCAATCATCATACTGGTCAAGTATGGAGTCATCATATGTACGCACTGTATATGTTGTATTCTTCTTTATTCCATCATAAAAACCACCAAAAATTCCACGCTGCTCGAACAATTGATTGTAATCAGTCAAACCAAGAGCATTTTTTACCTCGGTCAATACGTCAATAAATTCCACATGACGTTGTTTAATTATGAACGAAAAGATATCTTTATTGATATTGCGAGCATAATCCGTCATATATAGATAATCATTATTTTCAAGCCGCACAACAATTGACTTTTTTGATGATTCTTCGTCCCTGCCGCACGATATATACTTTCCATGATTGACTATGTTGCAATATCCAAAATGCTCTAAAACACCAACGAGTGAATCTGGGTGATTGATTAGTTGCTTTTTGATTTCTCCTAACATATATCACCTCTGAATTTATTAGTTTCTATCTTATTTCTCCATGCCTGAAACGTGCCTGTGCCACTTCACGGAAAACACAATGATCTCCGTCGTACCGGAGAAGATATCCAATTCCATTATCACTTGAGTTCGCCCCGCTACGACATTTTTCTGTAAATAACGCTCGCCATACAGCATTTGGATCAGGCTTATACTCTTCCTCTATCCACTTATCATTAACTTTCTTGAGTCTAAATGGGCGACAGTAGTATTTACTTTTTTCATCCAATTCTTCGGCATACACAGTTCGCATTAAGAATAAATTCTCTAAAATTTCTTTGATCTGCTTTGCATTACTCAGACAGCTTGCATCTAGGAAGAGCTTGCCTTTCATATATTCCGCCAACTGAACCGATGCAAGCATAATCAAATTGTATTTTTTTGCTAACTTATCAAGCTCTCGGCTATCTCTAACCAATGACAGATCTTGTCTAGCAGATGAAAAATCTCCTTCTTGAATCTTAAAAGTGTCATACAACACGGTATCATATCCATATCTCAGCACATTTTCACGGATTTTCTTTTTCACTACGCTCATATCCGCATCGTTAATTGAAATAAATTTAACCTTCCCTTTATAATGTTCTCTCCAAAATTTTTGAATATCTGTCAATTGCTTTCTACTCTCATCATTAATGTCACCAGATGTCATCTTCTTTTTAGTCAGCTTAAAATACCTATTACGTTTTCCGAGTAACCATACCATAAATTTCACTTTAAACTTTTTGATACTCTCCTCGTTGGAGATAATCAGAATTTTGCGATCATAATGCAAAAGTGCCATTAAAACCGTAATCCACCAAGTAGATTTACCAGCACTAGAAAACCCGCCCATCATAGTGAGTGTTCCTTCGAGTAATCCCATTATCTGTCGAGACAAAAATGGAAAACAATTGATTTCGTCGCCATTAATATCATCTCCGGCAACATCAAACGGTACACCATTTTCTTCTCCGTCCTTACAAGATTCTATAAACTCATCATCAAAATCAACTAGTTCTTCCTCTAAAACTTTGTTAGAATAACCACAACCATATCCCTCAATTCTTGCCTCAAACCAATCACTAACCTCTTCGGCTGTCATTTTTCTAAAAAGCTTGAGCGGTACAATCTTCTTCCCGTCAACATTGATAGCTTTCGTTACGTCAAAATTGTCATCATACAGTTTCATAATGATATTTTCTCGATATAAGATGTCTAAATATACATCGAAATTTTCAGCATTGATAATGTCGATCTGATGTTGAATGGTTTCCCATCCGCCCCTCTCCTCATATCGTTCGATTACATCCTCTGTTAAATTTGATAAGATAGTAACTTCATCTAAGCTGTAAAAGCCTTTAGATCGTAATTGTGATAATAATCCGAAATAGAATGCACCATCAGAAGTCTTAAAATCAGTGCGCTCCAAGTGTGTATCATCAAGTAGGAGCATATCTTTGAAAAAGCAGCTAATGACGTTACCCTCAGTCTCAACACGTCCTTTTAATAATGCTGTCGGGTATTTATCTTTGACGCCTGTTATAAATTCGCCCATTTATACCTCGCTTTCCAACTCAGCTAAATTTCTGCGTTTCTTCTTTCTGTGGAAATGCTGCACGGTTGGTTCATTCTCGATATTAACCTCTCGTGGTTTTATTTTCTCCGGCATATGATAATCTCTCAGATTGTTTTTCAAGATTGCGGCGAAATATCTAATCTTGGCATACTCGCTCTGGAAGTCTTTGTTAAGAGCGAATGAAATTTCCCTTTCACTGCATTTTAGATATGAAGAAATCACTGAATATTCGCAGGTTTTAGCAATTGCGTTAATTTCTTTGAACAGAGATGTATGGATAACTTTGTATCCAAATATCTGATTTATCATTTCATATGTATCATCTTTTGCTTTTCGAGCCTCGATCATAGATTTATACTCTTTTTCATTGCAGTAGTAGGTGTTCTTACCACCTACTACTACTTTATATGCAGAGTTGCGATCTATTTTCTTGGCGCAGCATCTACACTTCACTAACATATCTCTACTCCTGCATCATGTCATAGATTCTTTCTAGTCCATCTTCATCTACATCGTTAAGTTTGCCGTACTCGGAGATAACTTCTTTAACTTTTGCTTTGAGTTTTGCATCCTTACACTCTTTATACATTTTACGAATCACAGCATCTAAATCATCCGGATATGTAGATGTCTCCGGGGTTTCGTCAGTTGCTTCCTCGACCGGTGCATCAATATCGTCAATATCATCTTCCTCAATTGGATCAGGCTCGGTGACAGGATCAGGAGCAGGCTTTGGTATCGTAGCCTTCGCCGCCGTAGAGTTTCCGCTTTTCTTTTTAGAGTTCTTAATTGCATCTTTTAATGCTCGAATCAACTCATTTGCATCAAGAGGAATTTCCGGTTCAATTGCAGCGAGCCTCGATTTGCTGTCAATGGAATAATTGTCATCCCTAAATACAATCTTTCGTTTCTCGTCCTTGACCTTACTAACCGTCACTTCTTTTTTTGTTACGATGTTTTTACGTCCTGTAGACTCTACATCAATGGTTCTGTCAATACATGCAATACCGATTACATGGAATTTTGTTTTAAATCCTTCGAAAATTCTCTGAGAAATGTCAGTTGAAAGTACAGAATACTCTTCCTGCGTAAGTGGATCTACTTTATTACGCATCTTAACATGACCGGTAAACCATGTATTTACCCCAACTTTTTTAAGCTCCCACACTCTATTCAATGCCAATTCTACGAGCTTATCATCAGCTTTTCCAAAACCAGACCATGCGGCATTCATTGTTTTTGCCGGTTCAAATTTTGGTTTGCCAAGGTTTTCTTTATTCCACAAGTCAATTACATATGGACACATGATTTCCACGAACTGATCAAGTGTGTCGATAACCAGAATCTTCAAATCTGGATAGTCCTTATCCTTATTCTTAATAATATCCTTCGTGACAGCATCATATTTTTTCCAATTCTCACATGTTTCATATGTATAACCCTCAAGAGCTTCCATTCCCTGCTCTTTACCCATATCAAGAATCATGTATCCATCGGCTCCAAATTCCTTTTCACAAGCTTCAGCAATAGTGCTTGTCTTGCCAATACCCGCTTCACCAAGTAAACAAATTGTAAAATCGTTCAAGTTCTCGCTAATTGTACTTCTCTTACCATATTTTGACATTTATTATTTCCTCCTCTTACAGTTCATCATCCTCATCAAATAAATCTTCTACATCGTCGTCTTCTTCCAATGGTGGAATCTCTAAATCTTCCACGCTATATGCCGTCTCATTTGAACCTTTCGTGAAACCACGTGCCGGCTTAACAAACTGAAGTTCTCTGATGCGATCACCGTATACATCCTTTCCGTATTCAGCTCTAATATCGTCCATAGTAATCAACCCGCACTCTAAATCATCTTTCTGTTCGTCCGTCAGCATATCCTCTGTAATCTCTGTTTTCTGCGCACCATCAAGCATATTCACAATAATGCCATACTCTCTAACTTCATCATCTTCGGCAGAGAACTTCTGAACAATACGCTCTACTCTCTTTTTAGTTTTGTCGTCAGCATCTTCCGCCGCAGCAGGGATAACAATCGTGATAGGAAGCGGAATGTTCTTCTTTCTAGCAGAGTCGTATTCCATAGTGTAGCCATTAACATAGTATTTGCCCTTTTCTTCCACACTCATATCATCTACTGCATCTGTAGTAAACAACATATTAAGAGTTGCTGTTGATTCAACCTCGGCATCATCTGCCGCAAGATAGATACGATTTGGCACATAAGATTCATATACACTCTGCTTCACGTCTGAATACTGACGGTCACACTCTCCTCGAATCAAGAATTTCTTATCTTTATACTTGTCACTATCAAGTACTTTTTTAATAAATTCAGCATAATCCCACTCACTGATGTACTCATGTCTACGCTTCTGACTCTTCTTCAACTCTGCCGGCACAGCATCTTCGCTCTCAATTCCAAGCTCATTTAACTCGTCATCTGTCAAACTCTTACCTTCTTTGATCTTCTCTGCCGCTTTTTCTAACTTATAACGTCTGCCGGGCTTCTCAAGATCGATAATAAACTTCTTAAACTCAGCTACTTCCGGAAGTCTTGGTGAAGTTAAACGCTCCTTAAATGGAATTCTGAGCGGTTCACCCTTTACTGTATTACCATCATCGTCTGTTGTTGCTTTTGTAAATACATACACATCATTGTGCTCATCTTCAAAGCAGCCACCACGAACCGACAACATGTGTCTGTTGTCTCCACAAGTAGCATTAAATAGCAACTGTCGATTCACCCATCCTGAATCATAGTGATTCTCACTATATGGTGAAAAATTGTCTGTTTTTTTTGGAATTGATAATGTTCCTGTCATTTCAAATCTCATTAAATTTATCCTCCTTATAATATGTAGAATTTTGATAACTTATATATAAACGCCATACAGACGGAACATAGAAAATAGATTTATATAGAATATCTATGTAAACAGTGATTTTTGAGCGTATCAGCTCAAGGGTATGCTGTTCTTCCACCCATATTTATATTTTCTGTTCAGTTTTGATTTTTGGAATTTTCGAACGAATTGTTCAAGACTAAGAACTTATTTTGTTCTTCATAATATTCAGTATTGTATTTAACATATTCTCTGTGGTCGTGAAATCTCCACCTAAACAAGAAGCAGTTGTCTTTATTTCATAAGTCCAATCAGCTTTATTACTTGTTGATTCTATTGGATAACCCATATATAATACTGTTCCTTTGGGAACAACAATATTATGGTACTTATTCTTGTAATCTTCTTTCAAAACCTTTAACCACTTTTGACAACCTTTATTATATGATTTGTACTTTGCATCAGTTGTATATACATGAAAATAAGGTTCAGATGGATATTCAATTCTCTTAAATTTGTTAATTACAAGTAACACTCCATCAGATATTCTATAAAGGTCTTGATAATCTGTTTCTGCTAATATCTCTATGTATATCACCTCACTTATTTATTCTCTGTTACTATCGAAGAATGTGAATCATTCCTTCTCTTGTACCCATTAAACAGGTTCTTCGCCATTGGCTTTCATCTTCCAATAAGCACTTTTACTTTTTTCCATCTCTAATTGATGTTCCAATCTTTCAATTTCTTTCTCATAATAGTCATTATCGAACTTCTGAGTACCAATCTGTTTATAGTCTTTGGAAACGTATTTTACAGAATAATTTGATATGTAATCGCTTGTACCATCTGAATACTGAATTGTTGGCTCAAAGAACCCACGCTTTTTACATTTATCACAATAACATATATCTGAAATGTAACCAATTCTTCCATCTCTATTTTCTATGAAATCTCCGATGTTAAATTTTATATCTGTTACATTATTCTCTTTTGGTATATGGACTTCTTCAAAGAAAAGGTTTACATATTCAATATTTTGTGTCGATCCGATAAATCTGTATCCTAAGTTTTCATATTCTTTAATTGTATTATGTGCATCCGATAATCTAACTCTTACTTCCATATTCTCCCCTCCTCAAATTTCCTAATGAAACAGTGATTTACAATCAACTTAATTCATCATGTAATTTTCCACATTTCTTACATCTAAAAATGTGTTTTACTGTACTATGTTCGTCTATAATTCCGTGAGCTATTTCAACATAATCATGTGACTCACATGGACAGATAAGATTCTCTAAATAAGATATTCTCTGTCTATATTTCAGTTTTTCTACTTCATATTTTGTTCTGTTAATCCACATAAGATTCTCCTATATGTTTATTCTCCATTCGATTTCATTTTTATTGAGAATTGTTAATTGAATCGCTAAGACTAATTATTCAAGAAATTTCTAATGTCAGACATCATTTTCTCTGATTCATCAAGATAATATCTGTATGTATCTTCACCATCATAATATTCAAAATACGGCATTGGCTGCTCATTTTCATCACACACCCATCCAAGTTCTGAGTACGCATCAAAATATACTGACACATATTTTCCATTATAATCAATTATAAATCTGATAATCGCACCTGCAAATGGTGGAATAATCGTCACGTCCCATTCTTTATCAAAGTGAAAAGCAGGAAGTTTATGACTCCAACCTCTAAAATCATGCATCTGTTCCACCTTTGATAACATTAATGACTTATTTACCTCTTCTTGTAATTCCATTTATTCCTCCTCCTCGTCTTCAATCTGACCAAGAAATGTCAGTTTCCTTCAGTTTCTAATTTTTCTTTATTCATATTAAGTATTATCTATTTACATCATGATTCATCCAGTAAAACACAACGTTTCCACAAGGAACAGTATGTGATTCATGTATTAGGCTCTCAGATCCTTCGTACACAATAACTGAATTCCAATCCAAACGAGTTTTATATTCTTCTGTACGTTTAGTTACAATATTTAACGCATACTTAATTGCTTCATCATAGGTTTGGAACCATTCCTCTGTCGCACCGTATGAAATTGGACTTGTACCCCCATCTTCAAATACTATATATCCGTCTTTACTCTGTGTATAATCGTTCATTTTCTATACTCTCCTTGTTAATATCTACTGTAAATATTCTCTCTTTAACAGTATAAAATTCTTCAATTTTATGTCCGGCAGAATCAATCCTTACCATTAAATACGGTCTAATCAAAGAATTAACAACATCTCTTTCGATTTCATTTTCAATTATTACACCATTAAATTTGTGTCCTCTAACTGAAACGTTTACAGGTAACACTTCAATACAACTACCATTATTCCAATAACAGCCTAACTTCCACGCAGAATTTCTTAATTGGGTATTATTTTGATCTAACAATAAAGTTGAAATGCATTTTCTTACAATCTCACGTTGTTCTTTTGTTCTTACAAATACTCCGCATTTATATCTCTCATATCGTTCACAGAACTCAATCTGCTTTTCTAATGCTTGCACTAAAGTCATATGTATCAATCCTCCTTATGTATTACCGTCTGCTTGTATATCTACTATCTATAAACAACTCTTCCTTTGGTCTTGGATTTTTTAAATTGCTGCTATTTAATCTAAGCCGAACACCATAATATCCACTCCACGAACCACAACCTCTTACATTTACTCTTCCATCAAAAAAGATATTAGTAATTCGATATGCAGGTTTATTGCAACCTTGCCAATAGCTAATTTCGAAACAGTTATCTTTATTTACATTCTCTAAATGTTCCGGCACGGAGTCCCAAATCTCACACTTGTCATTGATTTGCTTTAATGTATATCCTTCATCAAGCATCTCATTAGCTCTCTCAATTCTGTTGTGTCTTGTTTCACAAGCTAAAGCATCTTCAGGTGTATCAAATAATTCTCCACATTCAGAGCATCTATATTTAATTACTTTCTCCAAGATTTCACCACCACTTTAATATTCTCTATCTAAAAGAAATTATTTCTTAATCTTCCACAGGCATCCACTTTTTAACCTTGACTTCACGAAGTTCTACTTCTGTACACTCAACTTCGTCATCGTATTCCCAAGGACTTTCATCCTGCATCTCAGTAGCACCTTCAGAATATGTCGTCTGATAAAATTTTCCATGATCTTCAAACACAATCTCATGTACGACCGACCATCGAGTAGTATCAATAATCTTATCCACAATAAGATCGCAATCATATGGTAATCCTAATTCATTTCTTAAATACTCCGTGCTAAATACTTTCTTTGTCATTATTCTTCTACCTCCACAATTCCCCAACCTTTACAGTTAGGACATTCACAATAATTTTTGTTAATCTGTTTCATAAGTTCTGATAGATAATTCTCTACTTTATTCTGTAAATCTACATAATTTTCACCGCCAATTGATGGAGCAATTCTACAGTCATCTCCATAATCTCTAGAAGAAACTTCGTCCTTAAAATTAATAATAGTTGTCTCTTTAGTGGAAATCATTCTATCTACCCATTTAGGTTTTCTTCTTTTATTCATAAAGGAATTATTCATATCGACTCTGATACTATATGGATCAGCTAAAGTAATTTTCTTTACTACTTGGAAGTGAAAATCATAATCAGATTTAATTGTCGCAACTGAAGTATCAATATGTGCTTTTACATATTCTCTAATAAGTTTGAACATATGAGAAGAATCAATTCTGCAAGGCTTATCCTGATATACTTCTTCTGGATATTCAATCTGTGTAATTAAATCAGTTTCAGCACTATATTTATTAGGGATAAATTCAAAATCTTCTCTCTCATAAATTTTCTCAATGTTAAACTCAATATCCTCATAACCACCCGGAACTGAATCATATTTATATGTATATAAACCCATTACTTCCTCATATTCATCTACCCTGTCTTTATTGATGACCTTTGGCATTAAATCATTTGCAGTATATCCAGCTTTTAATTCATATCTCTCGTTAATATTTTCATCAGGTTTCTTTTCTGATACAACGGTTGGAATTTTATCTATCTTATACCATTCCGTTCTATTTGTAGATTCTGCCACCTTGCCATCAAATAAATATTTGCTGCAATCACAATTCCATCTATCACACTTTGATATATAGATGTAATTTTTACAGTCAATTACTTTAAATTTAATCAATATTACTATCTCCTTTCGTTATTTTATTCCTCACATGAAACCGATATTTCATTCTCTCAGTTCACATCATTATGTGTTTCGCCATCTGAGTAATAAATATTCCAATCCTTGAATAATTCAATCAATTTATCATTATCCCAATCATATTCATTACAATGTGTAATGGCGATTGATTTTTCGTCTCCAAAATTCTCTATATCATCAGAACATCTACTATATAATTCTCCCAAATCAAGTGTTCCGTATCTCAATGTATCCTGGAATGGATTTGGTACATTTGTTTTGTCAAACATATATTCGTTGATAAATTTCTTATTACATTCAGATTGGAATTTACCAGCACCATGTCTCGTTAAATAAGTACGAGATACATAACAAGTTTCAATATTTATCTCATCATTCCATTCAACATTTTCAATTATTCTCTTTGGATTTTTTATGCCTGTATTAGACGGTGTTAGATGTGGAAAATATTCGGTATTATTCTGATCGAGTAAAAGTCCTTGTGCAGCTTCAAATACAATATTGTCAAACTGATTTAAGAAATAATTATCTGATATAGCCAATGAGTGATTATTCATAAAATCCCAATCATCTAAAAAGTGTTCAAATATACCATTATCAAAGAATATTCTTGACCATTCATCTGTTAATATAATATTCTCTCTTTCAAATTGTTCTAAGTAATATTCCATGATATGATTATCTACATCAGTTATGCCGGCTTTATATCTTTTGATAGTTTCAAAAATTCCCAAGCCACAACTACCGTGTTTATTTTTTCCACGATTTTCCTCTATAATCTGATTTGCCATCATATCAAAAGGTGTTGTCAACATACAGTTTTGATTGATATAAACATTCGGAATATATCCTAATTTCATCAATTCATCATATTCCTGCTTAAAAATAATTGGATTAACAATAAAATCCTCAGATAAATATGTACTTGCATGATTGAATGTTCCAGATCCAAAATGATGAAAGACATGTCTGATTCCATCAGGCGTTGTTACGGTATGTCCTCTCTGAGCACCACCATTTGAACAAACAACAATACTATTAGGTTTCTGTGAGAAATAATCTGTCATAAGACCCTTCCCTTCGTCTCCCCAATTCGCTCCACATACAATCTTCATATCTTTCATCTTTTAAATCTCCTATCCTACCAAGTAATTCCTTCTGAGCTAGAAGGTGTAGCAACTGTATCTGTAACATTATTCTCTGCTTCGCTAACAATAATATCTACAATCTCATTTGTAATACTATCCATAGTCACTCTTCTAAAATGTATATCATCAAGATACTTCTTGTAAGACTTCTCAATTTCTTCTTCATCACATCTGTGACCATGATTTACATCTAAATGATAAATGTTAAACTTCTGAGAAGCCTCTTCGTATAAATCCTTAGTCTCTATATCAGACTGAAGATTATCACCTGTCACCTCTGATAAGCCATGACCTCTACTCTTAAATGGAAGATATGGATTTAACTGCTCATCACCCATTGTAATAATAATTCCTTTTCTTCCACGGTTTAGACAATCAAGCTTTGTGTGACGAGAACCGAAATACCACGCTGCTGAGTAGGATTCGTAATTGTTTCCACCACCACCAAACTCGAAATAAATCTTATCAAGCTGTTCGGCAATACGAATATCCGACTCAAACTGCGAAGCCTGAATTGGACAGCTATCGCAAGCTAAATCACCAATACCCATGATAAGGAACTCAACATCTGTAACCTTTTCGTATAACTTAGTCATAATTACATTCAACTTCTTTGCTACTTCAACGGCAGCCTGTCCCATAGAACCAGTTACATCAAGAGCGAGAATAACAGGAATTGTGTTTGGGTGCTCCTCTGTATCACAGCACTCTCTAATAACATTCTTAGGATCAAGTGCAGAATCAATATTTCTTGCCTTAAACATATCCTGATTAGAATAAGAACCTCTAATCATACCATCCGTTGAAACACTCATGCCCTTTGTTGTTGAATAACTTACATAACTATCTCTTGTCCATGAACCACATCCCATATTATGCTTCCTCCTCTTCATCTACTTCTGTATCATCATCATCGTTACCATTCATATCAAAGTCAAACATTCCGTCAAACATATCACCCATATTCCCACCCATCATCATAAGTGGCAACATAGAACTCATTCCACCATTTCCATTCGTCATTCCAGTAGAACCATTGTCACCCTTCATCATCTGAGAAAGCATCATGTACTTGAAAATATTGTTTGTACCTTTCTTACCTTTGATAATGTCACTACCAAACATTGAAACAATCTTGCCATAAAAATATGTATTACCCATAAATACATGTCTTTCAGGAAGTACGGTTTCGATTGTTGAGTCCTCATAATTGATTACTGTGATCTTTGTTTTATCAGTTTCAATAACACATCTTGGCTTGCCATTTACAAGAATGATGTCACCCTTCTCTACCTTATTAGTTGGAATAATAAAGAAGAATTCCTCTCCAATATCAAATACAAAGTTACTACAGTTTGTGAGTTTGCCAGTCTTGATGTTATATGTCTTATAACCACCATTTGTCTTAACTGCAATTCCACCATTCATAGAAAGTCTACACATTCCACTTCCTACCTTGCCAAACATACCATTTAAAAAATTGTTCATCACATTTATTTCCTCCTATGATATAAAATTATTGTTTACAAATATTTATTCTCTCAATCCATCCAGCACTCTCGTCAAACGTGTCTTGTAAGATTTTTAACATCACCACTATAAAGTCCACATTCAATGTCACAAGTCTTTAGAACTTCATCAAGTGTTTTATTCTTTTCTTCACTCAGCAACCTCTTACAGTTCTCATATTGAATATCATTTGTCTCATGAGCATTTCTGAGATTACTTTCTAAACAGCGAATAATATCAATCAGCTCATCTTTTGTCATAGACTTTAATGTACTATCTGAATATGTTTTTATTCCATCACCTATCGACATATATTTATTCTCCTAACTATGTTAATAGATTTATTGTTTATAACTTGATTTTATATACCCTGATTGGCTCTCCTTCACTTTTATCACTTTCTTGTGGATAATATGTATTACCAATCCATTCAAATTTTAAATATACTAATTCAAAATCATTTTTTTCAATACTGCATTTTTTAGGCAATTCATGAAATTTTTTACTAAATCTAAAACAAGTCTCTACATCATTATCATTATACCAATTCATATTTATCAAAAATTGTGTTCTATCATTGCTGATACCACTATAAAAATTTCTCATTTCACACCCCTTATCTTCTCAGCCACTTTTGCTTCACATATTCCACAGATGCAACCATTTTTCTCATCGTATTTTTCAAGTTCACTAATGAGATTGCTGCAACACCAATTTGATTCATTCAGGTGAAATTCAATCATGTCGTCATCCCAATCCGAAGGAAAGTCCATTGATAGATTAATTGTCCACTGTATCGTTTTGGCTTGTCTATCTGTCATAATGTTATTCTCCTATTTCACAAATTCAACATTTCCATCAGTGTCCATTTTCACATGCAAACCTTGTATAATGATAGTTATTCTTTTATAACCGTAACGCTTAGCCCACTTCTTATTTATTCTCCTCTTTTTATGTGTTCTTGCTTGAATGAATTTTTCGCGTTGAATGTCACAAATGCCTGTTTGACGTGGAATGTCGAGTTCAAATATTTTTCTAAGAGCATCCACTTCATCTATGGAGCACTCCATTATTATTGATGCATTTTGTCTCATCCAGTTACCAAATTGAGTTCCTTTTTCAACTTCACAAGAATCCAAATGAACATTATCCAGATTACCTAACTCCCTTCCGGTCGTAGCATCGAACAAAGTCAAGTTGCCACCACCAAGATCATAATTTGTTGGCAATTTATTCACACCTCCAATCTTCATAAGAAAAAATTTCTTTCTAATCTAACCACTTATTATCCAAATAGTAGAACCCAAATACCATTCCACCGATTAAAATAACCCAAAAGATCCAGAAAATAATCATTGGAAAATCAGATTCTAGCCTTGCTATCGTCTCGTCAATAGTCGAATTATTATAAAATGATGTGTTATCAGAAATGGTTTTATCTCTCAAATCTGTAAAAATTGTTCCTTTATATTCAGTGCCAACACCATAATACTTATGTCTCACATGGCTTGACTCTTTAATTGTGTCAATATAATCAGTACCCGGCAAATCAATCTTATTACTTGCGAAATTCACTCCACAAAATGATACTTCTTTGCACTTAATATCTTCACTTCCAACTCTATCCCAAGTCCAATATGTTTCTGTTGTATACCATGTGGTTTTACCATTTGAATGCTTAACCTTTCGTGTATGTCTTGTATATTTTTCCTTAACTTTTTCTACATACATATATTCCCCACCAATTTCAGGATACGTAACTGTATCTACTGCTTTCAAGTCACCATATACAAACGCATTGCCAACATTTGTATCCATTCCATATTGGAACATTTCTTGACTTTCTATCTTAACAGCTTTGTTATAAATTTCATTTTTATCCATTTGGTGTTCTGAAATCTTAGAAGAAATCAGAATACCAAACAGAATCATAACTGCAATGATAGAAATACTAGCCAAAATTTCACGTTTTGTTATTTCGAAATCGCTAAAATCAAAACCTTTTCTACCATATCTCATAGACTAATCCTCTTTGAACAACGACTGCGGAGCGTCAACTGGTGCGTTGTAATCCAGATACTCATATTCCTGCACTTCATATCCAAGCAATCCAAGGAACTGTCTTGTAGGGAACTTTCTTACATATCTCTTGTATTCCTTAATCTGTTTATTGTAATTGCTGCGATATTCTGCAATCATGTTCTCTGTCATAGATAACTCATTCATAAGAGTCTTATAGTTCTCATTGGACTTCAACTCAGGATATGCTTCTGCAACTGCTGTGATAGCTGTTGTTACATTCTCAATATCTCCTGTTGATCCACGACCATCTGCAACTGCTGTCAATGTATCAGCTTCATGTTTGTCATACTGTTTTACGCAATCAGCAAGGTTATATACAAGGTCAACTCTTCGCTTCTCCTGTACCTTAATATCTGATGATGCTGTGTTTACCTGCTCCTCAAGTGCAATAGCCTTATTCTGTGAACTCTGTACACCAAATACAATCATTAAAATAACTGCTAATACTCCTACGCCAATAATTACCGGCACTTTCCAATTTGTGTTCTTCATTTAAAATCTCCTTTATATGTAATATTTTTATTAGTTACACTGTAATATTCGCTTATTTGTTGTAATTCCCCCAGCCGAATGGCTTAGATATGATTAAAAATTTTCCAATGAAAGATTGGATTCCTATACCTGTTCAGCTTCTGTTGCTGCTACACCTTTGAATACAATTTTATAATTGTCAAAATCATTATAAATTAAGGTTGGATCTTCCCACTCTTCATATCTCATGTATCCAATAAAGCCCTCGGTTCTGATATAAGGTTCTAACCAATCTAAAAATTCTTCAATTTCAGAATCATAATTTTTCAAATTAGCTCTGATATTAATTTTCCATGTCTTAGAAATATTATCAAACACCATTTTACTGTTAGTTGAGCCATCAAAATAATAGCTGTCACAACAAGCCACCATGCTCCATCTATCACACTTGAAAAATTTATGTTCTGGTAGTATAGAAGGAGCGTCTGTTCCATCTACAAGACAATGTAAAATTTCCACGATGTCTTTTGGTGTGTCTTTCAGCAAATCAAAACACACATTAATCTCTGTATACATTCCCATTATGTTTTCACCTCCAATGTATTATTCGTTCAAAATCCAATGATATGTTGCATTCTTGTGAAGTTATCTATAGTTCATTCTTCTTTCAACTTCCTTATCATTTTCTTCATCATTGAAATATTTATAAGCAAGTGTCATAGGATAATTAGAATTTTTTGCTCTGTCGTACATCATAAATTCGCACCAATTAGGCTCTTTGTATCCATCTTTACTATCGTTGCACCAGCTTGGATCTTCAAACAAACCATCAAAAACGCTCTTAAATGAATACTTTTTCCTCTGAATATTTCTATCTTTGATAACAGTTGACTTATCATATCCTTTGATTTCTACAAGAACATCTTCACAGCCTACTCTTTTACAAAGTCGCACAAACCATTTCGTAAATTCTCTGTAAGTCTGTTCAAATTCTCTGTCTCTTAAAGCCGCATTTACAACAAGGATATATTCGTCTTGCGTTCTCAATGCTCCTCTACTACGACTTTTATTGCCGTACCAATCAGTTAAATTATTTGTCACCTCGCCAAATTCATCACATGAACACGAACTATTATGACCATTTTTCTGAATGATGTATACATCCATATCACCCTCAGAACCTGTTACTCTAGGCAAATGATTTAGCACTGTTTCAAGAATATATCTCTTTTCAGGCTGTGTTCTACCCATAGGACGAACTGTTATTGTACCGTTGATATAAGTCCAATACGACATTTTTTCTACCTCCCTGCTTTAATATTCTCTCTTTGTAACAAAAGGAAACCTGAAATTACCTTTATTCACACGTAATGTCTAAATCTTCACCAATCTTATGAATAACATTACCAAGTCCCTTGCACAGCGACTTTAACCACTCCTCACTACGATTAGTCATTTGCTCGTCTCTTTCTTCATCTGTCATATCAGACCAGCAGATATTGTCCCATTTTCCATCTCTTTTAATTCTAAAATAGTATCCATCCAAATTTCTATTCATCAGTTTCTCCTTTCCACTCATCCAACAAATAGAAACTATAAATCTGCTTATCAAGTTTTTCAACCCGCTCTCTTAACGCAGACTCTTCTTTCTTACTATCCGTTTTCCAACACTTCTCCCGTAATTCTTCACGCTGCTTAGTCAGTTCATTGTACTGATCCGATATATCCATTTCGTCTATAACCGAAATCTCAATTTTATCGCCGCAATGAGGACAGAACCGGATTGGATAATTATCTGTCTGTGCCCATTCATCTTCATATAATCTAATGATTTCTGTATGTGAAGTACAGAATTGAGGAATAAAATTACCATCATCTATGTGCTTTAATGGAGATAAGTCTTCGTTTGTAAATTCTATGCACTTATTATTCTGAATTTCATCACAACAATACTTAAATGGTTTATATTTATATGAATGAGTGTCATTAAATTTTAATTTGATTAGTTCTATCTTCATATCTTTATTCTCCTAACTTCCTGCTGCACCAAGGACAATACGCAATATATTCTTTCTGATGAACAAAACCATCATCATATTCATCCCATTCAGAGGTTTCAATGTCCAAGTAATATTCATTTGTTAATGGATCTATATATATTTGATTGTCAGGTGAGTCATAATCACAACGGTTACACATATTTATTCTCCATCCTTTTTATTTTCTGTATTATTCTGATTGCAAAATCCATCAACAAAAATTTTAAAATTGGTATATAATTCTTCAATCGAATCAGCTACCATACTTGTACAAGGATTGCTCATGAATAAACTATACTGTTTGTTCTTATCTAATCCGTTATCATCCATATATTTTGAAAATGCATCCAAACATGTTCTTAGATAATTACACGCTGAAGCATATGTTTCGAACATATATGCCGTTTCAACTCCAAGCATATATTCTTTTTTCTGCTTATCATATGTAATATCTATATCATTCATGGTATACATATTGGCTTTGTGACCAGATAAATCATCCCAACTTGTTATTCCCCAAATGAATTTCCAATCATCTGTTTCTATGAAACAATCTCCATATTTCTTATCCATCGCTTCATTGTACTTTTCTTCTTTTCTATATGCTCTTTCTGTTCGCCAATAATCAATTTGCTTAAACGGAAAAAGTTTAACGATATTTTTGTTAAGTTTTCTGTACTTGCAGAAAATACAATTATATTTTTCTAATAAGTTCATAAAGCTTTATTCTCCACTCTTAATAATTTCTTCTAGTGTTCTTGGTGTATAATCCATATAATCTTTCATGCAGCCGACATTCCACATATTGCATGGTTTATCATATAAAGCCGTCATCTGGTATTTAACCTGCTCCATCATGTTATCCTCAAATCCTGTATGAACATGCCCAAATAAATGATAACTGCCATAATAATGATTATTAAAACAAGGAATCGGATAATGACATAGAACAACAATATGTCCGTCATCCAGACTCAACTCTTTATAATCTGTAATTTCACAAAATCGACTTTGCAGCTCTCGGTTCTTTAATAAGCGACCGTCATGATTGCCTTTGATTAGGTGTATATGCCCATTCAAATTATTAAAGATTTCGATAGTCTTTGTTGAGTTATACCATGAAATATCACCGAGTAAATACACATCATCATCAATTCCGACTGTGTTATTCCAATTTTTAATAATTGTTTTATCGTTTTCCTCAATACTTGTAAAAGGGCGATTGTCAAAAGATAAACAGTTTTTATGACCAAAATGCAGATCTGATATGAAATAATTCATTTTGTTCCTCCAATCCAATGTTAATCATCAAAGAGATCATAGTCATCATAATCACTATAATCTTCCTCTTGAAAATCAATCTTTGTAAGGTAAAAATCTTTTGTTACCAACACAACGTATTCCCCATCTCCTTCATTCCTAAATACTTTCACAAACGAATCACCCCGGCATGTAGACCAATAAGGATTATCTTTATTATTCTTTAGATAATCCAAGCCCTTTCGAACATCTTCGGTGATCTTATATTTGTCAATTTCAATAACACCATCCATATCTTTATTCGTTCTGCGAAAATGTACCGGAAACTCGACATTATCCTTAGTCAATGTAATTCCATCTAATTCATCCACCATTGTCTCTCTTTTGCAGCATGGGCATGTTACATATGCGGCACCAAGCCAGCCGATATGAGTATCTTCTTTGGATACCTCCAATTCTGAATCGCAATAATCACAAAATGTATGTACGGTCAATGGCACCCTTCTTTTTTATTCAACTCACTTTGATTAAAATTGTTCTGAATAACTTTTATAACAATCACCTCTTTCTCTCTATATATTCTCTTATCTCAACTCGATTTCGCCGAATTTTAATGTATCATCTTCAAACATTTTGTCTCCCCGATATTTGCTAACAAGACAAGTTTTAAATGAACTTACAGCACCGGTTGCCGCTGATACGAATTTTAATTCCTGTTCAATCGGTTTAACCAATGCTTCAAGCGTCTCTTTATTTGCAAAAATATATGGTCTATGCCCTTTTCTACATATAAATTCGTCAACTTTCGTATTCAACTTATCCACATTGATCTGATCTACTATCGAAAATATCTCCATTTATTGTTCTCCTCTCCAAAAGAAATGTTTCTTTCTTACTTTTCATACAAAGCCTTCTGAAACTGTTTTCTAAATTTCTTACAAGCTGATTCATTTTGACTATCTGTTAATACTCCATGTATATAACAATACTGAATTGAATGTAATAAGTCTTGCAATCTCTCAGCGTCTTTACCGAGAGTACACCCTTGTTTATTCACATACTTTTCCAAATTATCAAATAACGGATCAAAATTACTCATATCTACAACTTTACTCATAGTCTTATTCTCCCATCCGATCTACAATACTCTGTAACTAATTCTTCGTCCTTAATGATACACGTTTCTTTCATTATCCAATCTTCATATCTATTTTCTTGAAGTAGCTGTTGATATAAATTTATCCAACCCTGTGCAGAAAATTTATATCTCCACTTATAATTTATCCATTTTTCATTATTGAACGGTTTGAGTGTAGCCAATTCTATACATTTGCAACATTTCTTATAAAGGTTAATTGCGTACCAATCTGACCATTTTTTGTTATAAACATTTATAAATGCTTCAGTCGGATCATATCTACTTCTCATATCTGTAAGAGTTCTGTCATACAGCTCAGTCTTTGCGTTGTACAAAACATGAAGTAAAAAATAAATATCCTCATAGTCACTGTTTAATTTTTTGACACCATTTTCTAAATCCCAATATATTTTTCTCACCTACTTTCACAACCAAAAGAAACGTGGTTTTCCTTGGCTTTTTCAACCTCTAAAATCCTTGATTTTAGGGCATTTCAGATTGTGTTCTAAACTGATAACAGAGATTACTTACAAATCCTTCTATCTCGTTATGAATATTTGCTGTATCATCTTCCATATACTCAACGTACAGATAAGACAATGTATCTTCTTTATCCAGTAAGAACTCTTCAAAGTCATCTGATATAATATTCTCTGAAAAATAATTAATAATTTCTTCTTTAATACAATACTCATATGAATATTGTTTTAATAGTTTCTCGCTTGATAAGTCGGAATTGGTGACTAAATCACCAACCCAACTACTCATCTCCTCATTTAATCTTTGTATTAATTTATCCATTTTAATTTACTATCACCTGTATAACCCTTCTCAAACTCGTACCAAGCATAAGCGACTGCACTACCGCCACCTGCTCTCATTTCATCAAAAAGAGCATTCTTCGCACATAAGATACGACTGCTTGAAACATAAACACATTTTGGTGGGTATTTTTTAAATAATTCCTTACGAGCTTTTCCTTCAAGGAACTGAACTTTAAGGAACATAAATACTCTGCAACCATTAGGAATTAATGTCATTGCATGTTCAATAAATTCTTTTGCATATTTGTATGGGGGATTTGTTAAGATATCGCCATTCCAAGGTTGATTATATGTAAGAAAATCAATTCCACCTTCACCATAACCTCTATCGATCAGGTCGGTGGAGCGAACTTCATAACCGAAGCTCTTTAATCTTTCAGATAAATGTCCCTCACCACAGGAACATTCCCAGATAGGTTTGTCAAATGTAACACCACCATCTTTTAATAAGACATCAATTGCAATAGGATCTGTCGCATAATAATCCTCGTTCTGTCTCTCCTTGTCGGTGTGATTACTTGCACCTAAAGTCTTAAAAATACTATTCTTATTACCTGTCCAATCTTTTTCTGTATTATTTTTCAAATTTGTTCACCAATAGTAGCTGCGCAGCTTTACTCACATGTGAACATTTTTCCTTTCTTTAATTGTAATTACATTGTTATATTCTCTGTTATTTATTGTGAATTTTTAATAAATCGTTATATAAATCAGCAATTTCTTCATACATAGAAATTACATCTCTTATACCACTACTATGACTTTCTAAATACGCATAACTCCAAATTTTTTGACTTTCATCATGTGATATATTATTATCTTTTCCAAGTAAAGTAATAAATCTATCTTCGTATTCAGCAATTAATTTATTGTTATATTTGTTAAGTTCTTCTACACGTTTCTCAAATCTTTCTCTTAATCTACTTACTTCTTCTCTATTCCACTTAACCGATTTGTCCTCATCAATAACTTCATTAATTTTAGGATATGGATATATTTCTCTATTTGGTCTACAAGAAAAATGTAATGTAAAATCATCAAAAGATTCTATAAGACAATTCATATCTTTTTCTTTTTTTATCCACTTTTCAAGCTCTTCAAATCGTTCTTTTGTCATATCTTTCACTATTTTACCTCCATAGGAAACCAAAATTTCATCTTACTTTTGCAAATTCTTCAATCTCTTATGACTCAATACATTCAGTGTATCTTCGATACCTTCATAATAAGCAGACTTCATATCTGGATTGTCATAATTTTTTGCCTTATCAAACACTTCTTTTATGTATGTCTCTTCATCTCTCTTATCTATGGATAATTGCTTAATTTTGTCAATGCAATCATCACATATATCCAGTCTGTTAAAAAGTTTATTCCAAATTCGACAACCATTAATATATCTTTTGGCAATTCCTGCAATATCAAATTCAAAACAAGGAATTCTATTTCCACAAATATCACATACTCGATAGTTTACTTTTGACACTAAATCACCTCCTGTAATGGACACCATTCAGGTTTATTCTGACAATATCCATCTTTACAATCAATCATTCTGCATAGAGTGTTATCGTCTGGTTTATCCATTACTTCACAACAAGCCTCGATACCTTCATTAATTTCTCTACAGAATCTACAATCAAGACATGTTTCAGGCATATCAAAAATCAACGCTACTTTACTCATATTCTCTCCTTTAATCCGTTAATATCAAATGTACATACTGCCCTATATGTCTACCAAATTCTTCTTCTAAATTATGACCACCAATAATCAAGTCATCAATATTAAATCCAGTAATAGTCCATTCTGAATACCCTACATAATGTCCTTGAGTTAATAAATTGCCAGTTACCATATAGCTCTCAAAATTCATCTGTGCTTCTTCTAATGTACACACATTATCCGAAAACCAACATCTTAAGTTCGCATTTTCAATTGTTGTAATCTTTCTTCCAAGTCCTCCGTCGTCATACATATAATTAAAATAATTCATAATTTCTTCTGCGAGACTTGAATACTGCCAACTGTCAGATTCTTCGGGTTTCTTCTGTGAAATCCCCAAATTATACACTTCGTCATACCCAAGCCAACCCTGTAAAACCAACTCCATTTCTACCTCCTAACTTCCAAGGAAACTTCGGTTTACTTCGTTCTATTCTCCAATTTCAACTATCTGTTTTGTATCAATATCATAGGTACATAACTTACCATTTTCTGAATAATATGGCGACATATAACCATAACCCGAATTTCCTGCACATTCATTAAATACTATATAAACGACATAAGTTGCGGAATAATAATATAAATCATTTTCACCTTCTATCAAAACGAGCTTTGAATGATCATCATAATTTTTACTGCCTTCATAAGTACATCCAGTCAATCCAAAACATAATGTTAATCCTAATGCAACCGCTAAAATTTTCTTCTTCATATGATTTACTCATCCTCCTTCAACACAAGAATTACTTTATAGTATCTACTATTGCACGAACTGGATTCTACTTTGTATCCATCATCCAAATAATCATTCATAGCATTCTCAAAATCATTGCTATTTTCCATTTCTAAAATTACACATTTCTTCATATGATTTATTCTCCTAAATTTACTATAATATTTAATTCATGAAATCCATCATGCGCTTTAACGGGGGACGCGAGTTTACACTGGCTGCTTAAATATTCACTAATAAGTTCTTTTGGAATAACCGATTGAATGTTTAGAAAATCTTTATTTAAAATATCTGTTTTCATCTTTTCAATGTCATCTCCATAAAATCCAAGAGCTTCACCACACCCAAGACACCATAACCCAAACCCATTATCTATGTCATATACGATTAGGTAGGCATTTGTTTGATCTAGTAGTTTGTTTTCGCAAAGAATTACATCTCCGATTCTTAGCTGATATAACATATTTTTCTTGCCTCCATTTCCCCATGAAATCTATGATTACTTTGACTTTTACTCATACATTCCATCCGCAATTGTAACCGGACATCCGTAAAATCCCCACATCTCAACAAATTTCCCCGTATCAATATCAAATTTTGCTGTAGCTACCGTATGTGGGAATCCGCCATCATAGCCTCTCACATAGATATAATTATCAATTTTCTTTGCACCAATCATATCCAATTGATTCTTATAACACCATTCACCGGCTAGTTTATGAGCTAAATCATATATTTCTTTATTCATACTTCCACCTATTCTGGCAATTCTTTTAATGGACACCAATTTGACTTATTATCAGTTTTTATTACTTCTTCATAAATCATATCCCCACATTTATCTAAGTGTCCTGTTGCAGCACAAAGTTCACATTGTCCATAACTATCAACACAAAAGGGACATTTATCACAGCTACTTGGCATGTCCATCACTAAAACAGCTTTACTCATTGTTTTATTCTCCTATCTCCTAAACTTTTCAATCCAATCCTCGTAATCGTAATTCTTCATAAAATCATCAATATCAATCCAATCATCTTTTATGATGTTTCCGATTTTAGTAATACGAGAACCCAGTCCGTTATCTTCATATCTAATATACTTCCCTTGTAGATCTTCCCAACTTCTTACACCTACAACTTCCATGATTTTTCTCATACAATCTAATCCGGCAGGTGAAGATTTTCTTTCATAATCCCATCTATTGTCATTTTTATCAACCATAAATGATTGATCCAGTGCATATCCTCCTAATGCACAACCTCCACCGCCAAGATCAAGACCAATGCCAAATGTTAAAATATCATGGTCTTCAATATACAGCCCTACATAGTCAATTTTCGCATTCTTTATCTCCATATTCTCTCCTTTCACCACAAGAAATTCCGCTTTCTTTCGGTCTTAATTGCATCAATGGTTGAAAATATTCACTATCTAAAAGGTTTTTAAGGGCTTTGTCAACCCTATCTTCTGTTTGCATATACTCTAACTCAATCATTGTAAAAAATTCTCTATCAGTTAATCTTTTACTCCTCATACTTCACACCACCTTACAATATCCTAACAATCTGTTCATATAGACAACTGCTACATTCATGATAATAATTAATCATATACACTAATTTTATAATTTATAATTGCATCATATACTGTATTCGGAATGTATGGTTTATATTGGTTAGCCACATCGAATATAATCTCCTTTTTACATTTTACATATTCCGAAAAAGCGTCTTCTTCTTTCTTAAACAGCCCCAAATAAATATTACCACCACTTCCATCATTGACGCTTGCTTGATATTTATTTAGATTTCTATTATAAAACACACCAAGGACGCATTTTCCTCTTTCGTTGTGTCTATTCAAAATTATAGAATTTATCCTTTTAGGAACCAACAGACAACGCTCTGGCATATAAATTTTATTCCCTTTAAGTAATATATCTTTATCTAATTCAACTCTTTCATTAAAAGGAAGTGTATATTTATTTTCGTTATACCACTCAGCAAAATTTTGAAAATTCAACCATTCATTACAAACAGAGCAATCTTTATAATTTTCTCGTTGTGATAACTTATCACTGTAACACCTCGTTAGCATAGAACCCCATTTTATATACTCTTCAGTTTTGACATTATTTTTTCTTGTTGTATATTTCCCATATCCCCTATAACCAACGCCTAAATATGACGGAACATTATAGTTTACAATCGTCCCATTTACAAAACGTGAATATTTAGTATGTTCTTGAACTACTCCGTCTTCAAATTGTATGTCTATATCATTACAATTTTTATATCGAATTATTGTCATTAACAAACCTTGTTTATTGATATTTTGCTCTCCAACTCTAATATGTATTTTGTCCACACCTTCCCTTATTATAAAATCCTAATAATTTGCTCGTACAATATAATTTCTTTATCATTAATTGCCCTATTTACATGATAGTGCCCCATAAACCAACGACTAAAATCAACTTTATTTCGAATCTCCTCAAAATATCTTGTTAATTCATCTGGTCTATATATACCGTGCGAAATTAAAGCTGCTGTGCTACTTGAAGCACAGTGTGTAATAATATAATCCACCTTATTACCGCACTTCTTTAAATTGTCTATACCGTTATCCATTTCTTCATCAGTTGGTAATTCTTCTTCCCACCATGATAACCCTTTGATCCGGTACATATATTTTCCTTGCTTATCCAAAGCTTTCATCTTTTTCCTGAAATCCGGATCATTCATATCCAAAATTCCATCTTGAACATCATGGCTTGATGCACCACCAAACGCAAAAAACTTATGATTCTCAATAGTGAAGATTTCCCCACGCTGCAAGTGCAGCACATGGGGACGAATCTCACGCACATTGCCGCCGTGCCATTGTTTTATAGGGTAAGTGTATAAACGATCAAAATTCTCATGATTTCCATCAACAAATACAGTCGTGAACGGCTTATCTTCCAACCAATCTAGCCAATATTCTTCCTGTTTGTTTCTAATGGAGTCCCATACTAAGCCGCAATCACCAAGAATAATCACGGTATTTTCACCTTTATCTCCGGGAAATTGCTTTTGCTCATAGAATGAATCAGTCGAAAATCTTGTTGGATCTCCATGAATATCACCTGTTACATATACTGCCATAGTTTACATCACATCCATTTCTCAATCTCACTAAACACATTACCTAACGAATCAACAATCATTAGATCCGTATCACCACATAGCAATACTTGAATTTTCTCTCTATTGATAACAACCAAATGATTGCCGCTAAAATATGAAATATAATGAGCTGCAGGATAAACTTTTAACGAAGTGCCACCGATAATCAACATATCAGCGTTACTGATCACTTCAACAGCACCATTTACCGCTTTATTAGGCAAATTCTCTCCATACAAAGTTACATCAGGTCTAATCAATCCCTTACATTTGCATTTTGGAATTGTCTCTTTAGTGTCAAATAAGAAATCAGAATGATATTCCATTTTACACTTACTACAATAATTCCTCTGAGTAGTTCCATGAATCTCAAAGACATTCTTACTGCCAGCTTTCTGATGAAGTCCATCAATATTCTGTGTCACAATAGCACTTAGCTTACCCATTTTTTCCATTTTTGCAAGCACCTTATGAGTAATGTTTGGTTCAATATTTCTTGTATCCATTTTCTGCCGATAGAACTCATAGAATACATTTGGATTGTTATATAAGCATTCTCGGCTCAAAAGATATTCTGGTTCGTATTTATCAAACTGAACGTCATGCTGATTATACAACCCATCCTTGGAACGAAAGTCGGGAATACCACTTTCAGTAGATACACCCGCTCCACCAAAGAATACAATATTATTTGACTCTTCTATATATTCTCTTAATTTTTCGTACATATTTCCTCCTATTTATGTACGGCACCGGAAATCAGAAATCCAATTGTACTGATTACACCCGCTGCAAAACTTGCACATACACACTTGATGATAGTTTTGACAATAATCGTTCCGGTCAATACTCCTGCATCATATGCCGCTGCCGCAGCTAACAATGGCTTAATAAACAATAGCCATCCACCAACGTACACCGCAATGACTATTGACATAATTAGAATTACTACTGCTATAAAATTTCTCATTCGCTTCCTCCTTAATTAGAACATAGAATTCCAAGGTCTTCCCTTACTCCCAATTTTTTGCCGATTCATCAATGACTTTGATAATTTCATCACTTACAATTCTTTCTCTCCTTTGCATTTTCAGTGATCTTCATCTTTTTCTTTGCTTTAGCAAGTTTATCAGTTTCAAGTTGATTATCTAACTTTGCCATAATACTTGTCCAACGAGATACTTCTGTTTTCTTTGCCATAATTTTAATCTCCTTTATATGTAGTAAAATTTATTGTTGCAATGGATGCTTAGGGACTTGAACCCTAGACCGTTCGGTTATGAGCCGAATGCTCTGACCAACTGAGCTAAGCATCCTTGGTTGCCTCCTGTTGGCTCATGACACCAACAACCTCATGAGGGATCTGGAGGCGATGTATAAACGCCGGCATTTGTTTATACAACTGCCCTTACTGGATTCGAACCAGTGAATACAGGAGTCAAATTCCTGCGTCTTACCGCTTGACGAAAGGGCATTACCGGGCGGACATTTCCGCCCTAATATATTATTCTCTATTCGTTTGATATTTTTCACTGATTTTCTTATCAAGTTGATTCTCAAGAATCTGTATACGTTGGCACGCTGCTATGTATAATTTATTTATAGCAATGCAACATTCCATAAGTTCAGACTTTGATAATTCTCTGACACTTGAATCAATGTTTTCATAATCACAATATGAAATGTCTACATCATTTTCAAATACAAGTTTTGCTAAAATACCACAACCAATTCCATCAAGATCTGTATGTGAAAATAATTTAACCATGTAATCTCCTCTCTGCTACTTCTAATAATTTTTCTTTCTCATTTGTATATTCTCCACTAATGACTAAATCCAACAAATTATTTAATATCTCGCCAATCTCTTTTCCTGGCTTATACCCAATAACAATCAAATCTTTACCATTAACTGCTAAGTCCTTTAGAGAAAAGCATTCATCATCCTGTAAAACTTCATTTAAAATATATCCAATGTTATCAATCTTTTGTAATCGTGTTTCCTGATCCATGTCTGCTTGTGCTTTAATATCAGCTCTACGAACATTTAACAATCTTCTGAACTGTTCTTCACCGATTTTATTAAGCCATCTCTTGACATATTTCTTTCCCACCTCGAAAGTGGCATCATGATAATGGACTAATTCAACAACTTTCTCTTTTGTGTCATTATCAAATCTTAATCGCTTCATTATTTCATCAGTCATATCAGCACTGACTCTTCCATGACCTTTAAAATGTCTAATACCATCCTCACCATCTTGATAACAATGTGGCTTTCCAATATCATGAAAGAATACAGCCAATGACGTAATCAAATCTCTTGGATTCAAGTCGAGTTCACAATCACACTCATAAGCTTGTACTGCATGTACTGTGTGATTCCATACATCATAAATGTGATATGGATTATTCTGTTGAAAGTCAAACATATCTTTAATTTCAGGAATGAATAACGAGAATACTTCACGGAATAATCCTATCTGTATATAAAACTCGCTTGATAATGCAATCTTACAGAACTCACTGTTGATTCTCTCAATAGATATATTCTCTAAATTCTTATACATTTTATGAATATTCAAACTTACATCAGAATCAACCACAAATCCCAGTTGTGAAGCAAACCGAACAGCACGTAAAATCCTTAAAGCATCTTCTGAAAATCTATCCTCTGCTCTACCAACACATCTGATTTTATAATGATCAATATCTTCCATGCCATTAAACGGATCTACAAGTCCAACTTCATCATTGTATGCCATCGCATTGATTGTAAAATCTCTACGCTTTAAATCTTCTTTAAGATTTCGTGTAAATGTTACGCTATCAGGTCTACGACCATCTGAGTAATTGCCGTCAATTCTGTAAGTGGTACATTCATATCCCTCACCGTCAATTACAATGGTGATAGTTCCATGCTGCAATCCAGTTTCAATAATCCTCTTGTCCTTGAATACCTCCATCATTTCATCTGGTGTAGCAGATGTTGTAATATCATAATCATGGATTGGTCTTCCAAGGATACTGTCTCTTACGCACCCTCCGACTAAGAAAGCTTCATATCCATTATTTTGTAAACTATGGATGATTTCATTTGCACCAGATGGAATTTCAATTTTTAGATTAGATTTCACCTTTTACCACCCTTTCATTTACACTAGCAACAAATTCATTGATAGCCTTATAATTAGGATTATCAGGAAGACTTGTGTTCTTCTTCGCATAATCCAATCTCTTTTCATAATCATTTACCATTTCAAAGAATTCTGGGATTGGCTGATCGTTACTATCCAAATACTTACCATTACGAATATCCATAAGTAAATCATGTTCGTCTTCTCTATATGTGATTATTCTCTCTTTTTCAAGAATATCTAAGCACATCATATACAGGCGAATCAAATGCATTGAATGTTTAGCAATTTTACCATGTTCAATTGCTTTCTCATTTCTTTTACCAATCTTGCCATACTGACGAACTATGTTCTGAAGTTCATTCCACATAGAGCAATAGTCTCTCAATGGATAATGAGTAAGATTTACGTCCATAAAAATTTCTGTGTCATAACCCTCCTGCACAGCTTTATCAATATATAACTTCATTGAATCATCTGAATATGGCGTATATTTCTTTGTAAAATCTGTCTGCATAAATTCAAGTGTCTTCAAAATATGTTTTTCTAATTCTGACTGAGACATTTGATGCGCTGCTTTCTGGTTCAATCTGTAGAGCTGCTGATTCGCATATCCTCCAAATGAGTAGCAAGCTCTTTTTGATAAAAATAAATGCGCATTGTCAATAAGTTCCTGACCAATAGGAGATACATAGAAATAATGTTCTGGCTTATTTCCAAGCATTTCTATTGTATTAGGGTTCGTATTACTTAACAATGCTACTAACTTATTAAAGGCATAAATGGTTGTGTCTGTCTCATTGTTTACAAACTGCTCAAAATTCTCATTTGTGAGGATCTGCATCTTGCTATTCAAAGCACAACCACGAATGTCTAAATCGCTTCCCTCGTTGTTTGTTCCATATGCATGACTTCCACCAAGAGTCAAGATAATGATATTGTTACCCAAATTCTTATCTGTTCTCAGGAAGTCATATTCTTTTGATTTTAATTTGTCTTTGATCTGTTCAATTGTCATTGTCTTAACCTCCAAAAATTCCGAAGAAATGTGCGTTATAGCTTTTCAACTGCTTGTAATATTGAAACACAGGCTATTGCACAGATTGCTAGTAACCAATATGGGGGGGCAGAGTATTTCTCTGGCACATCTTGCACCATTCTTTATAATGTAACTTATACACCATATATAGTATATATTGTATTTCACAATCACTACATATGGTGCATTAATAGAGTCAGTAGGCTATGACACCTACCAACTCTTGAATTATTTATTTTTCTTACGTTTTCCTACAATAAAACCTGCTCCAAAGCATACACCGAGACAGATTACGAAAACTCCAATGTTTAATACAATCATTACTTATTACCTCTCTGTCTCTTCATATCATCAAGGATCTGACGAGCATTGCGCTCTCTTTCAGAATTAGCAAGTCTTCTCTCATTAGCCTGTGCGCTAGAATCATATGCAATTCTACTTCCTTCTGCACGTTCTCTTGTCTTTCTTGCTCCTTCACGAACTCTTTCAAGCATTCTATCGCTCTCATTATTCGTATTAAGACTATCCATACTCTGATGAAGTTCGATAATCTGACTATCGGCTTCCATCTGAAAAAGAACCTGTTCCTTTTCCTCTTTAAGTTTCTGTAATTCTTCGGCTGCCTGATCACGAATGTCTTTCTGGTGAGCCTGTGCTTCTTTCATCTCTTCGATTGTATCTTTTAGTACATTAATCTTATTCTCCAAAGTAGACTTCTTCATTGCATACTGCATTGCTTCATTTTCTTTATTTTCATCAAGACAGGCGTTAATCTGCTGTGTAACACGCATAATATCTTTATTTGCCTGATATAAGTCTTTTTCTGCTGTATTACGCTTTCCTGAAATTTCAGCATATGTAGCAGATGCCTTGTTATAAAAATCTTCCTTTTCTCTAATGGCTGCGTTGTAATAATCTCTAGCACCTTCTGGTGTCTGTGCATCCTGACGCATTACTTCATCCGTTCTTCCTTTAAACTTTACTCGAAGCTGTTTACCAAAAGGAGTAAAGAAAAGGATCAGTGCAATTAATACAATCGCCACAATTATAATAAACATAAAATTTGTCATACAATCCTCCTACTCTGCATCAATTCCATACTGATTACATAATGCCTTTAATCCACCGTTATAGCCACTTCCTACAGCCTTAAACTTCCATTCACCATTATGTTTATAAATTTCAGCTACGACTAACGCAGTCTCGGTAGAGAAGTCTTCACTTAAATCAAAACGAATAAGTTCCTCGCCTGTCTCTTCGTCTACTACACGCACATATGCATTCCCAACCATACCGAAGTTCTGAAGTCTACTCTCAGCATCATAAATTGTGACCGTCACAGCAAGAGTCTCATAGTCTGATGGGATTGTATCAAGTTTAATCTTAATAACCTCATCATCTCCATCTCCCTCACCTGTACGGTTATCTCCCATATGCTTTACACTTTTTGAACTATGTTCAAGATTACCATAGAAAATGAAATCCTCATCCTTGCCAACCTTGCTATTCTCTTTTGTCATAAACACAGAGGCATCGAGATCAAAATCTGCTTCTCCGTCATAATGATTAATATCCCATCCAAGTCCAACAAGAATGTTTTTTAATGATGGTCTACCCTTTGTTAAATCTACTCTCTGTCCTTTACTTAATGAAACTGACATAATTAAATCCTCCTACTTGTATCTTCTTGTTAATTCGCTAACACTTGAATCATTTGTTCCCTGACCGATAGCGTTAAATTTCCACTCTCCGTCTTTCTTATAAACCTCTGCAAATACCATTGCTGTCTTGCCAGCGTAATCATCTGAAAGATTGTATTTACAAATTTCCTTACCAGTTGACTCATCAACAAGTCTAATGTACGCATTCTTGATAAGTCCAAAATCCTGCTTTCTTGAAATACAATCATAGATATTTACTACAAATACAATCTTCTCAACCTTATTTGTAATATTCGCAAGGTCAACCGTAATCTGCTCATCATCACCGTCTCCATCTCCTGTGAGGTTGTCACCATGATGATACACACATCTGTCTTCTGCTGATCTGTCACCATAATAAACACATGTACGATACTTATCATCTTTTCCTAAAATAATTGCGGAAGCATCGCAATCAATGTTTGGCTTAGAACCAAATAATCCTTTCTTAGCAGCATCCCATCCAAGTCCTACCATAATCTTTGTAAGACCACCTGCTACTTCTTTAGATAAATTAATTTTCTGTCCTTTTACTAAATTTACTGACATATATATTCTCCTTCCATTTTATAAATCAAGACCAAAATTTCTACCAATAGCAGCTAAACCACCATTGTAACCTGAACCAACTGCATTAAACTTCCATTCACCATTCTTACGATACAACTCACCTGCAATAACACCTGTCTCTAATGAGAAATCCTCATTAAGTTCATATTTGAAAAGTTCCTCATTTGTATCAGCGTTGTATGCTCTAATGTACGAATTATCAACCATTCCAAAATTCTGTAAACGATTTTCTGCATCATAAATTGTCGCTGAGAAACTAATCTTTGTAATATTAGATGGAATCTTATTTAACTCAACAATCATTGTCTCGTCATCGCCATCACCTACACCTGTTCTATTATCGCCAGAATAAATCAATGCTCCGCTTGGATGCTGTGGCTGACCATAAAATACAAAATCCTGTTCGCCTGTTACTTTTCCTGAATCATCAGTAAAAAATGCTGATACATCCAAATCGAAATCTGCATTACCATCGTATCTATTTGTGTCCCATCCAAGACCAAATACGACTTTGTTTAAACCTGCATTGTCTTTTGTAAGGTCAATCTTCTGACCTTTAACTAAACTAATTGACATATTGTTTGTCCTCCTTATTCTTGGGAAGGCTGTCAACCTTCCCTTTTAATAATTTAAAAGAAATTGGAAATGTGAATAACGTCAGAAAAATAAATGGAATAAAGCGTGTAATACATGCTACAACAACACTAATTGAAAAACATATAAGAGTAATAATCTCTACTTTTTTATAACTTTTATCTCTCCTTATCATGTTCTCATCTCCTCAATTACTTATTCTCTCTTTTCTTCTCAATAATCTTTCTAATAAGATCAATTGGAATAACCATAAACGCTAGAATTACAACTACTACCCAATGTTTGAAATCTAAAGCTGTGACCTTAATAAGATTTTCTGCAAAGTTGCAAAGAGCAAACGTCATTACAAAAATTCCGATTGCAATGGCTGAAAATAACTTGTTCTTTCCAATGCCATTGAATAAATTAATATGCTCTGTACGAATGTTAAATCCATTAAATACCGCCATAAAGCATAATAAAGCAAATCTCGCTGTTATAGCTTCTGTCTCAGTCGCAAACATATTAGCAATTGGGCTAAATGTAATAATTCCATAGAGTGCAATAAATGCTACTGTACTAATTGCAATACGTTTCTTTGCTCCTCTTATGAATAAGCCAGAACCTTTCTTGATAGGTTTCTCTGTCATATACTCATCTTTTGGAGGTTCACCACCAAATGATAATGAATTAAGAGAGTCCATAATAATATTTACAATCAGAATCTGAACCGATGCGAGTAATGCACCTGTTGCAATCATTGGATAGATAACACTAAGAATCAGAAGTGAAATATTGATCGGTAACTGGAATTCAAGGAACATCATAATATTATGCATAAATGTTCTTCCAAGTTCTACTGCCTTTACAACGCTTGCAAAGTTATCATCTGTCAATACAATGTCTGAAGCTTCTTTTGCTACATCTGATCCACCTTGCATACCAAAACCAACATCAGCTCTCTTTAAAGCAGGACTATCATTTACACCATCACCTGTCATTGCAACTGACTTTCCAATCTCTTGTGCTAATGTGACAAGTCTGAGTTTTGTGTTTGGTGAGCATCTTGAAATAACTCTCAATCGAGGAATTATACTCTTCACCTCATCATCTGACATCGCTTCAAATTCATCATTTGTAAGTGCTAAATCTCCATCTTTGTAAATTCCACACTCTGTAGCAACTGCAACTGCTGTCTCAATACAATCGCCTGTAATTTCAATAACTTTAATACCAGCCTTATGTGCTGTTTTTACTGCACTCGGTACTTCATCTCTTACAGGATCTACAACACCAATAATTCCAAGGAATATCATGTCATTTGGTATTTCATTCTCTACTAAATCACCATCTGCTATTGTAACTGCAATGCATCTCATCGCATTACTTGTCATTGCTGTAATTGCATTACTTAATGTATCATTGTCGTTATTCTCTACAATTTCACCATTTGAATCCATTACTTTTGTGCAATGCTCAATCAGTTTCTCAGGTGCGCCTTTATAGTATGTAATTCCATCCTTTGTCGTAAAAGCTGAATACTTATTACTACTATTAAATACCTGCTTTAACTTAACTGGATATTTTTTCTGAATGTCAGCATATGTTTCAGGATTTACAAGGCTAAGAACTGCTCTATCAATTGAATTACCACCTGTAATATTGTTTTCTGAATCAAATGTTGCACTATTATTTAAAGAAATGTTTGCCTTGATATTATTCCAAAGAACTGAATCCTTATTTACATCATTGCCAAAACCATCAATAATCTTCTTTGGAGTCATAATACCTGTCGTAAGAGTACCTGTCTTATCAGTACAGATAATATCAACATATGCTAACTCTGGAATTTTACCAGGATTCTTAGCAAGAATATTGAATTTCTCCATTGTCTTTACATTCTGTTTTGTTACAAGTTTTACTATAAGAGGTAATCCTTCGGGAACAGCAGCTACAATAATTGTTAATGCTACTGAGAAGTTCTGTGCGATTTTCTGAATAATATTCAGAACGCCACCGCTAAAATATTCTCCAAATCCAACCTGTACAATTCCTGAAATTGTAAGCACCGCAAATGTAATAACGGCTGCGATTGTTCCCCACTTAGAAATGAAGTCACTCAGATTATCAAGTGCAATATCAAGTGCTGTCTTTGGTGCTTCGAGTGTTTGCATTTTAACAAGTGTATCGCCATTTACTGTATTCACACCTACATCAGTAACAATCATTTTCCCTTCGCCTGACATTACTGTTGTACCAGCAAATAAGCAATTCTGATTCGTATAAGCATCTGTTGAAGTAGTTTTCTTATGAACGTATCCTTCAATTGGTGTTTTCTTACACTCTTTTGTTTCTCCATTAATAGCTGCATTGTTTACAGAAATCTTACCTTCAAGGAGATATCCATCTGCAAAAATCTCTTGTCCCATTCCTACACAAACGAAATCACCAACTACCAATTCATCCTTGTTAATTGTTTGAACTTTGCCATCACGAATTACGTCACAATACCTGACTGATGTTTTGGCTCTCAACTCTGCTGCTGATTTTTGAACACCAAGTCCAGTCTTAACAGCAATACATGTTACAATTGCTAATACAACAAGAATCATAATTGGATCTGATAAGTCCATTACTCCCATGACTCCAAGGAATAACTGCAATACTGCAATTGCAATAAGAATCATTGTGATTTTCTCACTTAATGCCTCCTTTGCGAAGTCATACCACTTGTCCAACTTTGGTTCAGGAAGCTTATTACTTCCATGAAGCTCTCTACTTTTGATAACTTCTTTACTACTCAATCCATTCATCTGTTTTACTCTCCTTTTCTATAATTTTTATATATGAATGTTAATTGGTTACATATCTATATTCTCTTTTTAATTTTGGAATTTTATTGAGCTGAATCGCTCAGAAATTTTTTACAATGAAATCGCACTTCACTTAATTCACATAGACCAATTTATCGACATATTTTCGATCTTTACCTAAAAAGACCGGAATATTCCTATCAATAATCCATCTAGATCTTTTTACAGCCAAATCAGCCTTCAAAAAATCAGATACAACTTCTGGTTCAAGTTTACAAAGAGTATTTTTATCTACCCAATATTCCTATTTAATGCAGCAACTCCCTCTCTTTTGATAAACAGGAAGATCCTCCCAATTGATTCCTTTCTGTTGTAATAACATCTCTTTAATATCTTCACGAGACTTGTGCTGTAGCTCACGATGTGAGAAATTAACTTGTCCGACCATTTGAACAGAATTACGCATTGCATCAAGCTGTCGCCAATAAAAATTATTTGTTACTTCATCTTGGGGAAGATTAAAGCATCTTGCATCAAACATGGCACCTTTATTAGCTGCTAAAGATAATGTGTATTCATAATCCTCATGCGAATCATCTTCCATTTCATATGTATACGTACAATAATCTCCTACATTATTATGAAATACCTTATTAAATGCCATCGTAGCCATACTTGCTGTAATACTACATAATTTATCAATTCGATATTTGAAAAAACTATCTGTTCTTGGATCATCATAATCAACAAGCAACAATGTAATCTCATCACTTTGTTGATAAGACAACTTGCAGTTCTGAATATTTTCACACAAATATTTTGCCGTCTCCTGCATGGACTTCGTAAAAATTTCATCAAACGGTCTTTCAAATCCTTTGGTAAAACTGTGCCCTGCTCTCATATCAAGTCTGATAATTACCGGCATTTTTCGTTTTAGGTAATATCTATTTTTTTCTTCATATTTTTTCATTCTTATAGCAATATCACTTGTGTCCATGTGCTTCCTCCTCCTTTTCAAATGGTTTCCATCTACTCGGTGGTTCGGTAAATCTCCACACATTGGGTGTTTTGCTTACGCCGCAATAGGGAATACCATTCCCGCTGCAAGACAATTTACAATCTCTGCATGATGAACCACTGTTTTTACATATGTCCCTTATCACTTTTAAGGCATCATATATCTCCTTATCACTATAAGTTCTCTTGTTAGTTTCCATTTCTTCCTCCACTCTCAACAATTTTGATTGCCCTATCCAGCACTAAATTTGCATATAATTTTAATAGGTAGCACAAAGATGGAGCTTGACGGGGTATAATTTCTATTCTTGTTTTTAGTTGCTTTATAACCTCATCTTTGTCATATGCGGTATTGCAAGCATGAATACATTCGATATATTCTGTCTTTTGATGCTCTAAAAGTTCTTCACTACCTTGTATAATGTCTATTAGTTCAGATTCTGATATCAATCTATCCATCATTCTCTCTCCTGTTCCATCTGTTATATGCTTCACGTTCTACATCTTCTTTGATCGCATAAGGAATCGTAAGATTTGTTACGGTTCCACCTCTCGCATGACATGAGTTACACCGAATATAGGCAACATATGCTTTGCAGCCTTTGTATTTTGTTGCTTTCTTTTCGAGTTTTAATTTGTATGAGCCACAGAAAGGACATGGCTTTAACTCTCTATCCATTCTGCCCACCTGCCTTTAATACTTTAATCGCCCTTCCTAATCCTTTATGAAAAAAATCATCATATTCAGAATCAAAACAAGGATCGATTTCTTCAACATATCTGTCAAAATTAACATATGCAAGTTCCCTTTCTTCTTCTAACTGCTCGACAATCTTATCAATATCATAAACGGTAGGTAGTCGATTGATAACTTCTATAATAGATTTAATTCTTGTCATCCCTAAAGACGAATAAGCATCCATCATGTTCAAGAATCTTACTAAGTCATCCGCATCAATCGGTCTCATCTGTTACACCTCCTATTGTTTGTCCAAAACCGTTATAAACGGGGTTAATTTCTTTTCTTTATGACATTTCACACACCTTAACGAAATATAATGTGTTGTTTTTTTAGACTTTGCCGGTGTCTTCTGAAAATCAGCCCCAAAATAATAAATGTGTTTGCAAAATAGTTTATTTTTACCCATAATCACTCCTCCGTATCTGCTTTTGATTTAAGCCACTTTAATACTACTTCTTTGTTTTCCTTATCACAAATAAGACCGCAACCCAGCGCATAGTCATCGCAATAATCAGCACAAACAAAATCTGTATCTATAATAAATCTAGCCAATTCTTCATCCGACATATTCCTTATTCTGTCTGCATTGGTCTGTTTATTGTCTTTTCCGACGTTGTTAGATTTCACTATGTTAAACAAATCTTCAATCAGTTCGAAGGCATCTCTGTCAATATCGTCATTCTGATAAAGATCCTCTTCGCACTCAATATCATGTTCAAGCATAAATCTTGTGAATGTTGCTAATAATTCATTCTCTTTACTCATTTTCTACTCATCTCAATTCTTTCAGTTTTGCTTCGGCTTCGGATTTTGTGAGGAATACTGTCTTGCCAATTTCACCTACTTCTGTATCGATTGCATTTGTACACCAATCTGTAGGGTCTAAATCGTATTCAGGAACAGGTCTTCTGTACGGGAAAATATCTTCATCTGTTGCAAGCTTAATATATGCTTTTCCATCAACAGGATTTATGCCTAATCCGCAATGGGTGCACTCAACCACTTCATCATCATAAATAAGATATACTATGTCTCCTGATCGCGTGTACGTTTCTTTGCAAGGTAATTTAACAAGTCTGCCCTGTTCCTCTAACTTCCGATACTCTTTTAACTGTTCCAAAGCATTGATTGCTTCGTCTAAAGCATAATCTTCCGGGTATGGATATGCCTTGTCACCTTGACCATAACAAGACCCGGCACAGTATAGTTCCGCTTCACTCATTGCTGGACTTTGCATTTCCTTCAACCAGTGTATTATTTCATCAATGTCCATTTTCTACTCCTTTCTGACAAGGATACAATACCCATCCTGTACTCCACGTATTAGTTAGTGGATCATATACTTTTCTGCCTTTAATCATTCTTATCCTTTCTTCTCATGACCAACTCAAAATCTGTCTCTGGATATGTGATAGAATACTCTTGTTTTTCCACCATATTCGCCATGAACCATTCAAATACAGAAGCTATTGCACTATCCGTTATATCCGTTTTCTGCCCTATCCATATATGCCTTTCTGTGTCTTGTGTTCCGTAATATATCCTGTTAGTGAGAGGGCTTACTCCCGTCCCTTTTTTCTTAGCCATATATAATCTCCTTTCTGCATTCACATTGTTCAGTTTCTAATGTCAATATCGAAGCACTCTTCGCATAATTTTCTCTCTTCCTTATACGCTTTTTTATATTCGTTTGTATCGTGTGCTTTTTCAGTTATGTGCCACCCATTATTACAAAATAGTTCTCCATACTCCGTCATTCCACCCTCACGAATACTATCAACAATCCCTTGCTGCTTTAGTTTTCTCAAATGGTATCTTACTTTATGCACACTCATATCAAGTGTCTTTGCTATGGCGGTTGCTGGGAATGGACACCACCCACCCATGATACTGACATTGTGCTGGCACAATGTATATAAGATCTCATCCACTTCTTTATTTTCTCCTGCGATACTCATCTATACTCCTCACTTTCTGCAAGTTTTGCATATTCCCATCTAGTCATGCTGTAAGCATGAGTTGTCCACGATGTTACACCATTAGACCAAGCCCATACTTCACCATTTATAGCTTTAGCAAAGTAACGATTATGCCAATCCACTCCGTCATACGATGTTAATATTGGTGTATCAACCGGCACTTTCGACCAATCAACTTGAGGTTCGATATATTCTTCGTTTAACCATTTTTCCCTTTCTTCTGAGCAAAATCGATTACATGCACAAAATTGACAATTACGACAATCAAGATTTGTTCCACAGGTGATTGGTTTGCCAGTTTCTTTATGTACACCAAGTTTACCTCCATGTATTAAAATCTTCATTAGTTCATCATTATACTTTTCTTTATTGGTCATTTTTCTTCCTCCTTATGCTGCTTTACTCATAAAAGACTTCATCATATCCCTATAATTCTCCATTTGATTACGGCTAAATGCTGCATTTTCTGATACTAAATTATATCTAGTTAACCAATCTGATAACTCTACATCCCGATCTTGACTGTAGGCATATGCCGCAATAGCTAACAAAGCCTGTCGGCAATGTACGGCTAAATTGCTATCCATCGGCAATACTCCATCTAGATAGTCGTTATACTCTTCAATATCATCATCTGTTGCGTCCGGCAGAACAGCCTTCTGTACAAACTCCAAGTCAGACAATTCTTTAGTCTCAGTCTCGTCAACCTTGAAGTATTCATACATAAGCTGCGTTAAAAACTCAACCTTTTCTGTTACAGTTGCCTTATCTTTTGTGTTTTTCTTCTCTAGAAGATCGTCCCATGCCACCAATTCATTATGAAAATCGATTTTCTTACTATGTAAAGACTGAGCGAACTCAGCCATAAACTCAACAAATTTCTTATCATCTTTGCCGAGGTTAACGAATCTCCCGAATACACCGAACCAGATCGCTGTATCTTTCTGTGTGAACATATCCCAAATCTCTTGCCTATCATCAATTGCATCTGTCAATCGAATAACAAGATCATCAAAATTGTCAAATGTTTCAAGCGTAGCATTATTTTTAATAAAATCACACATGCGACCAAACTCTTTATTCCAATCATCTAAGAATGTTGTAGTCATAATGCTTTCAACAACCGCTCGATTTCCATCTCCATTTGTATCTGAGTGTTTCGTTAAAGCACAACGATTTCGGAAACATTCCGTGTTTGCCAATCCTTTGATTCTTGCCGCAAAAAGTTCACCGAGTTTGATCAAACCTTTCTGTTTTCCATTCATCGGCTTGCCATCGTTTGTTCGCTCTATGTGATAAGCTATATCCTCATCGCTACAATTAAGATATAAAATATAATCAAAACTAAAATCTAAAAATTTCTCTTGTAACGGCTCCGGCAAGTCTTTGAAATAACAGTTTCGAATATCGAACTCTTTAACCTCGGTAATTGGCACATCAAATTCATCTGTGATAATTTCTCCATTCTCATCTTTTTTATTATCCAAATACTGGATCATATATCGACGAATTTTTTTAGATACCTTTATTTTATTGGTTAAAAAATACATTGAGTTCGTACAGCGTTGTTTTCCATCGACGCACCATGTTAATCCACGTCCGTCCTTGTTCTGTTCAGCCAAATATAACGGTGGAATTGGATTACCTTGCAGCATATCAGACACAAGGTTTCCAATCTGAATTGTCGTCCACTGATTGGACTCACGCTGCAAAGGATGATTGAATAGCCATGTCTTATTCGTCATCTTTTTTCTTACAGACTCCATTGTGATAGATTCTTTTTTACATTTTTCTCTTGTTGTAATATCTGTTTTGTTGTCCATAATAGCATCCTCCTCATAATCTTTACGTGCTATAATACAGCGTTTTTCAAAGCTACCCATTCTTTTGATGATCAATTTATAGCGTTTTTCATCAATATGTAATCGTTCCTGAATCTCTTTTGGCTTAAATCCATCCATGATCAAATCGGCTATGTTTCGTTCTAACCCGGTCAGACTGTTCAGATATCTCTCAACATTTTCTGACAACTCCGGTTCATCATGATTATTTATATCAGGGATCACTTCTGAAATACTCAAACCGTCTTCCATTTGATAATCTAATGACACAGGTTGCAATATTATTGGCGTTTTATTTCCATTGGCATCCGTTTCATAGATTTTGTCTTTTCCTTTGTCTATTAGGTAGTTACATCGACCATCTGTCATATGATCTCTTGTCCAAGTGCAAAACTTTCTTTTAATATTGCCTGTAAAATATGTTGCAAATTTTACCCCCTTTGCCGGGTCAAACTTGTCGATGCTTTCTATTAATACCATCATACCCTTAGATATTAAATCATCATACTCTGAGTTCGGCACATTTTTCTTTCGAATAATCGGATCACAAATGCTGCGCAACTTACGCATATCATTTTCCATATACTCATTTGCGAGTTCCATTTGTGCGTCCGACCATGATATTTTCTTGGTCATTTCATCACTCCTCTCGGTTTGCATATAAAATTATTCGCCAAAATAAAAGCAAATTTGTCCAAAATTTACACACATCCTTTCCGTATTCGGTTGTTCGACAGTGGGAAACTTATGAAATACTTGACAATTTTTTCCATTTTTAATAGAATGAAATCGTATAGGCGTAGTTTTACCATAAGGCTACTGTCTATCAATTTTGTTTGTGCTCTGTGGGGAGGTGTTGCAGCACCGTTTGACCCACAGGGCTTTTTTATTACATGTTCAATGATAGAACACTTGTTCGGTTTTGTCAATACATTTTCCGAACATCTGTTCGGTTATTAAATACTATAGTGTGTAAACTCCCCTTATTTTCTAGCAATGGAAGCTTATTTTGATTTTCTGTAAACACTCTTAATTGTGCTTCAAAATCATCTGTTACACGAGCAATGCATTTTGCCTCTTCTAATAATTCGTAACATTCACCGAATCTTTTTTTATCAAACCCCGAATTACAATCATCGGATTCTAGATCTATCACAGATACAAGCACGATTGCATCTTTTTTCGCAATTCTCTTTGCATCATCAATTGTCATTTTTATGTATTGCATAATTAACCTCCTAATCTCCAAACACAGCATTTTTTACTTTCTCTATTTTGTCGATATCTTCTTTTTGTGTAATGCTTCCTAATTTTCTAATAATCCTATGCTCCGAAACATTACGCAAACACTCTCCGAGAATTACCGACTCTTTGGTTAGTCCCGTGGTTTTGTCTTCTCTGAAAGAAGCGTGAGTTGGTTGTGACAATTTCCGATTTTGCGTTGTAAATGGCATTACAACCGTAGCAGGGCTATAAATATTGCCTGTATTGTTTGACATGATTACAGCCGGTCTAACTCCGCCTTGCTCGCCTGCAAATTCTGCTTTACCAAAATCTACTAAAACAACATCATATTTTTTGAAACCGTTTTGCATCCCTCTCATCTCCTTTCATCTTTGGTTCCTTTAATACAGATTATACGTCCTTTACAATATAATGTCAAGCATATATTCTAAAAAATATGTTTATTTTCTTAAAAATATATGCTAAACTATATATTATTAAAAGTACATGGAGGTGTTTTGTATTGCGTTTGAATATTAAACCATTAATGGATGCTCAAAAACTAAACCGTAATCAGTTATCCAAAGAGTTAAAGATTGGCTATGTTGCTGCATGTAACTTATATGAAGGGAATACGCAAAGAATTTATTTTGATACATTAGAAAATCTTTGCCATGTTTTGCATTGTACTCCAAATGATATTTTGATATTTGAAAAGGACGATACTGAATAGTACCGTCCGTACATATTTACATATTCATTAAGATATCTTTCATGCCGGTAACTCCGTTTGCGTAATTATCCACAGTAGTCTTCATTGCAGCATGTCCAAGTTGTTGCTGTGCAAATACAATATTACCGGTTGATGCTAATACCGTGGCACAATAATGTCTTAACATATGCGGCGTAATGCCACAACCATAAATATTAAAGATGTTTTCAATATTTTTCTCCACCATTCTTGTTCCTGTTTTATTTACAAAAACGGCTTCCTCATCAACAATCCCTACAAGATTCGTCCTAAATTGTAACCAATCAACAAGTGCCTTATATGCTTTACCGGTCAGATATACGGTGTGCAACTCCATTTCCCTGTATTTTCCTTTAGGAAGAATCTTCATATTTGGAATGTCATCGTCAAGATGCAAATTTTTTATGTCCAGTCCGGCAAGTTCCGATTCTCTTATTCCGGTACCTTTGAATAATTCATACACTGCCATATTTCTCTTGCGTACAAATTCATTTTTGTTCAGCATAATCTTAGTTCTCATATCCTCAAGCTGTTCTTTCGTAGGCATTTTGCTAACTAAGTTATTTCCTGATGAGACTCCTCTATATCTCACTCTGCTATAAAATGCATTGATATTCCCAATTGTTGATCCTTGCAGATAACTAACATGAGTTAAAAAGCTCCGAATAATATTGCGGCGAGTTTCTGTTGTCGTTGGAGACATACCGTTATCTTCTTTGTGCTGCAAGTACATACTAATATGTTGCGGCAAAAGATCATTAAAGCTTTCTGTTTTCATATCTTTAATATTCTTTTCCTTAATTATATTCTCCCGTATAAGCCACAATACAAAATCTCTAATTGCATTCCAATATGTTAATGCGCCGGCTTTGCTTTTAATATCCTCTAAGTAAATACGCATAAACATTGGAACTTGATCGTTATCCAACTTTTGTCTTAATTTCTCAGCATTTTTAGCTTGCTTTTGATCTTTGTACATCAAAATCACCTATCCTTTCATCATAATATTCTCCACGAATCTCTATTGCCTTATTAAATACTTCCCCATAATCGTCGCAAAATCTAACCTCAATATTTTTTGTTATCATTCCGGCACATTCTGGATTAAAACAGGTCAGATCTTTTATATGCCATTTTGATCTTTGATGCTTGCCACGTTGTATACCATCTCCTAACTGATTTTCCTTCATACAGCGCAAGCAAATGAACCTTGATTTGCGCCGAGGGTTTCCATTTCGCTTACACATAGTAGCACCTCCTCCAAAAAAAAAGAGATAGCAATTGCTACCTCTTCACATTTGAAAACAGTCTTTCATCTTCTTTTTTCCATAACCACATCTCCATTATATTTTGTCTAAATCCATAATTGCGGCGTAACTGGAATTAAATGTGGGTTATCAATTCTTTCTCTAATTCCTTCAATACTATCATACCAATAATCGCATTCAAGATAAGGCATATATCTACCATTTACACAATAAATATTAGTTCCCTTATACTCTTCAATAAAATATTGCTCTTCATTCTTTTGCTTACATTTTATCGAACACACCGGCACGTCCGTCCTTCTATCTATAGTTTGAACATTTCCGTCCAGATCTCTAATCTTAAATTCACCAAACACCGTAGTTTTAGGTGCAAACATATATTCTTCCATACCAAAATTTTTTAATTCTTTGCCACAAACAGCACATTTCCATTTCATTTACACCATCTCCTCCATTTTGCCTTGAAAGCAATTTTTCATTACCATAATTCGTTATATTCTTCTTTTAACCATTCTATTTCATGCTGAACAGCTTCACCTTTTGTTTCAAAACCCTCACAATCACTTGTATAAAACTCTCCATAGTCGTCATTATATGACACAAGATAATCTGCTAATCCTTCGATTGTTGATATTTTATTTCTTATTTTTTGTTCGTTTGTCAATGTCTTAACCTCCCTTTGAAATCGTCATTTCAATTATTTAATATTGTTCTCTTTAATAAAATTATCAATTGTATCATTAATGATTTGTCTTATTTCTTCTATTTCTTTTAATGTCATATTATCTGTAGTATGCTCGTACAATGCGTTTTCGACTACTAATTTAATATCAAATCTATAATCTAATGCCATTTATTTCACCTCATTTCATCAATTCTTCAACTTCCTGCTTCATTATGCTGATTTCCGACAAATCGTACTGCTCAACCATTCTCTCTAATTCATCAGGTAATCCAGTCATTTGTGATAAATCCTCAATAACTTTTTCCATATGTTCGTAAGCAAGATCCAAATTATTCCATACTGACTGCAAGTTATTTTGTGTTTTATTAATTCGGCTCATTTATTTCACCTCATTTCATCCAGCAAATCCAATATATCTCTTTTAACCAACATCAATGTTCTCATTACAGATATAAATTCAATCGTTATACGATCTTCGTCTTTATCACCAAGTCGCTTCACCCATTCACCCTCCAATCTGTCATATTCCGCATCGAGTTCTCCGATATATTCTTTTACCTTTTCTCTCATATCAGGTTGATTTTCATACTGATAGAGTCTTTCTAGCGGCTCCTGCATTGCTAGATTTGTATCTACGCTTGCTTCACCATACATATATAGTTGCTGTGATGGTGAGTTTGGTAAATTCCAATTTACTTTCTCCACTAATTTATTCATCGTTTTCACCTCTAATCATTTGTTAAATGCAATTTATATTTACCAGCACAATTATGCGTCTCCGTGTCATAATGACCACCATGAACATCAACCCATTCGCCATCATAGCAGCCGTATCTACCATTACATATCGTCTTATATACAGCGTCCTTCCCATCATCCCATGTTTTTCTACTTCCTTTAAATATCAGCATAGGATAAATGAATTCTTCATATTTTAGCATTGATTTAATTTCTTTGCAACCATGAAAATCAAACAGCCATATATCTTCCGGTTTATTTGCTTTGTAGATAATCGCCGGTTCAAGAGCAATTGTAATTTTTTGTCCACGAATATCAATAACTCGCTGTAACCCAAAACATATATCCAATTTTGCCTTACCAACGTCTTCATTGTCACACCAGTAATTATTATATTCAGCCTCGCCATTTACTGTTTTAACAATTTCGTCTGTCAAAGTATCCATAAGTTTGTAGTTACAACATAATATAATTGTGTTGTTCGTAAACTCAATTAGATTATAGTTTTTCTCTCTCTTGAATCTATCTTCCATAAATTCTATAGCTTCTAACATTACACCACCTCAATCTAAAAATCGGTTTCTATATATTATATTCTCCGTTATGAAAGTTAAATTTCAATTTCTTTTTGGCAAATCACCGCCAGTAAAAATTTGACGGTCATTCAAAATCTCCGTTGCTTCATTAACTATAAAACCATTTTGATACAAATTTTTCTCTTTTACTACAAAACTATGAAGGTCGTCTTCATTCTCAAACCATTTGTACATGTTTATTCTACCCATTCCATTTGGATCTGGAACAGAATACGTTAATAAAAAATTATTCATCATGATATTCTCCTTCTATAGTAAACTTAAAGTTATTTGGCTTTAATCGAACATTTTCAGTTCAGGCATATATTTCTGTATAAAATAAAATGCTTTTGACCAATCAATTACATTATTTTTATCTGCGAGTAAAATACTTCTTAGAACCTGGGCAGCCCCTTGATCTGACATTTTCTCAAACACTTCTTTAGACAGGATCTCTTTTACTTGCAACTCTTTTGAATATGGATCTGTATTATGTATTAATTCTCTCAAATGTTCCACTATCAAATCTTTATATTCATTTACCTTGTAATCATCCTGTTTTTCTTCGAAATGTTTTAGTCCATCTAAATCAACCCTCAAATCATAAATTCCATTCATAATAATATTCTCCTTTCGTTTTGTAAATAAACCTAGATTTCTTATGCTACTTTTCATCTAATACAACCATTTTATTTTTATGGTCTATTGAAACAAAAAATTTTATATTTCCATCATGATTCCAGATAATATCTCCATTCTGAAAATTGTTCCAATTAATTGTCACTTTTCCATCTTTTAAGCCAGTTTCTATTTCATTTAGAATATCTTCTGAACCTGTTACATCGTATCCATATGCATTAATAATTCTCATTTATATCCTCCCTTCACAAGAAAACTTGGTTTCATCAGTTATCTTGCATACAATTCTTCTTCAAAAATTGATAATACATCGCCTACTTCTTTTAATTGTGATCTACATATTTCTGCCTTGCTTGGCTCATTAATTTTATCCCATTTATCAATCTGTTGATTTAGGTTTCTTTTTGAATCCCTTAATGAATTCATAATAACTTCTACGCTTTCTGATGATAAATTAATTTGCATACATTATTCCTCCTTTTTTATTTCCAATAAATCTATTATTTATTCAGCATCCTCTTTTCTTTTTGCAATTTCCTCATCAACAAATTTGTAAAAATTTGCCTCAAAGTCATCAAACCCATCAATAAATAATTTAAGTGCCTCTTCAAATCCTTGATACCCTGTTGTATTAACACGCTCTCTATCTACAGTTATCACACATTTGCCGTCTGTACTATGCTGTATAAACAAATAACACTTAGAGAGTATAAAAAACAATTTTCCGTTTGAGGCTGGTTTAGATATAAAAGCTGACGCACCGTCATAAAGTGCTTCTCTGCCATGGTAGTAATATTTTTCAGATCTTATACCAAGTTTCAAACACTCATCACCGACATCGAATAACTTATTGATCCGAGGCTGTAATTTTTTAATTTCCTTTTTGTACTTTTCAATATTTCTCAGTGAGGCTATATGTTCTTCCTCCGTATATGGGGGCTTCGGTTTTGTCATCTCTTTAAGTTCATCGAGTCTATCCATATCAATCACTCCTTCTTAATATTCTCTCCACTGCTCATAATAACCAAAATCTCCAAAATCAACTAGCGGTAAATCTGCGTCCTCTTCCGGGTCGTATTTTACTCCCCGCCATAATGATTCTGCCTCAACTTCGTCAGTCTGTCTGTTTATAATACGAATAGGTGCTTGTGTATATCCAAACCCATTCTCTTCGGCAATTTCTTTTGCCTCATCTAAACTATACGCATCATCAGGTTCGACTCCGGTGTGGTATTCAACCCTATATAACGACTCAGCTAAATCGTAATCTGAACCACACTCAAACTCTCCGTTTTCGTCTGTATCACAATACTCCAAAGCATATTCCTCTACATCAATAATAGAAACACCTTTGATTGCCGAGCAATAATGTCTTTCTAATTCTTTCTTTGCATCCTCAATATCATCAATGACCCACTTTGCCAACACTTCAGGATTCCGATCAACTCCAAACAGTGTATCACCGTGTTCGAATTCCTTATATTCTCTTGCTGTCATGCTTACTTTGTTGTGTAATAATCTAATTGTATTATACATAATAATCACTCCTATCTATATGATTCATATTATCGATTCCGGTAATTACACTTCTGAAGAAACGAAAGAAATCGTTCGTCTTAAGTGTAAACTCAGTGATGAACAGATTTTATTTTATGCTAAATCTTGATACGAGATCATACAACTAAATGGCATATCTTCTTCATCATCCTCATCATCTTCTTCTTCGTATATAGTACAATCATATCCATCGTTACCGATAACAAAATGTTGAATCAATTCTATATCTAACACATTTGCTAATTTGTGCAAATTCCCTGTAACGGTAACATCAGCAACACTAGGTTCTGCAATTCCATTTGGATGATTATGAGCAACAATAAATCTATTTGCTCCACTTAACAAAAGGAATATACCTAGATCTCTTGTATTCATATTACATTCATCTGCCATACCATGCGATAATTCATAAAGTCCAACTGGAATATTGTGATAATTAAATGCAATGACGTATGCAAATTCCTGCGTTAATACATTCATATCTAATTTTTTATTTAAGAATTCAACTATATTATCATAAGATAAAAAATCTTTTTCCCAATCAAATTTCTTAATTTCTTTTAAGAATGGATGATTAGTTTTACTATTTCTTCTTGTACAATATTGTGTTACTACCATAATAATATTCTCCTTCCTAATCAAATATCGTTTCTTCAATAATATTTGCAGCTAAATCGTTATATTTGTTTCGATTATCTTTTACATATATCTTGGCTGTCGTGTCAGTTCTGGAATGTCCTAATAATTGTTGTACTACATAGATATTCCCATTTGTCTTTTCCAACATTAAATTGGCAAACGCAGCCCTTAATTTATGTGGAGAAACAGAATATCCCAACGCCTCTTTCGTGAATTTACTTACAATCTCATATAAGCTCCGTTGACTTATTCTCTTTCGTTCAGAAGATATAAATAAAGCATCTTCATCTTTGCCGCATAGTAAATTCCCCCTTGTATTTATCCATTCTACCATAGCATTTTCCAATTTTGAACTCATTTTAAATATTTTATCCTTGTGTCCTTTTTCAATGACACTCTTAATAGTATGCGTATCAAAATCAATATCTTCTACATTAATTTCACTTAATGCCGTTTCACGAATACCAGTTTGAATAAATAGCATCATTATTACTCTGTCTCTACTTTGCCATTTATACTGTCTTGCAACACATCTATTATTCCCAGCTCCAGTTTCAACAGCTAATAAGATATCTTTTAATTCGTATTCATTCAAAAAAATCCGATGTACATAATCTTCACCTTTTGGTCTTTTAATTCGGTGCAACGGATTTTCGTTGATATATTGATTGTCATATAAAAAATCAAAGAAACTTTTTAATATACTATGATATCCTTGCCTATATGATAATGAACTTTCTTTTTTGTTTCCATCATTATCTATTGTATAAGATATAGAATCTAAAAATTTTGATACATCTAATTTTGTTATATCAGAAACTTTTATATTTTTTGTATCATCAGAATTAATATAACATAAAAACTTGTTAATCTTTCTTATATATTCCAAACAAGATTTTGGCTGTCTGCCTGATTTAAATTCATAGTAATAATCAGTTACAACATCAGGTAGTCCATTTAGTAACTTATCAATTACTTTTTCTGTTTGCAGTGAGTGTTCTATTCTACCTTTCATTATTTATCACCTTCTTATCATATTTGTTAATTTATTAATATTATTTATCAACTCTTCTAAGCCTTCATTAACATCGTGAATAGTATCCGATAATTCATCAATCTCGTCTTGTTTTGTTTTCGGTTTATATTTTTCAAATACTTTACCACCATGCTCAACATACATATCATATAAATCTTTTCCATACATTATTTCAATTAATTCGCTATCTTTCCAGATATAATAATCTGGGACTTCATTTTGAGGTGCTTTATATCTAAATATACACAAAATATTAAATTGTACATCTTCATAAGAATCACCATAATGTTTAATGTTTTCTTCATCGCTTTCAGTATAATACCATTTCATCACATCACCCTCTTTCTTGTCTACGTCTTTTGACCTTTGCTTCTAATTTCTCAATATATTTGTCATTTAAGGCATCTGCTTTGCAATAATAAATAGGACTCGAATAATATAACCGATCTTTATACCATTCCCAGTCCGGATCTTTCATCCTCCTTTCATATTCAACCACATATTGAGGAAAAAATACATTAATATCTTCCATTAATGCTCCCATTCCTAGCATAGATTCTATTGTACCATCGGTAAGTCGAACCATTTTCTTTGAGTTATAATCAAACAATACACAAAAATTATCACAACTTTTTGATGGAACATCTTTTCCACAGAATTTTCTTGTTCCGCACCAAAGATTTAACATTCTCATATGTTCTAATGTAAATATCATCTTTCTCGCAACATATAATTTCCCTGTTTCAAAATCTTTATATCTATATCCAGGAAATATATCTTTTGTGTGTTCATCTGTTCCGTATTGTATATGTGTTCTATCACTTTCACCACGAGAAGTTTTAGCTTTCTCTTCAAGATATTTTCTTTCGGCTCTCTCATTAGTTAAGTTCCTTACGTATTTCCCAGTATCGCTATCTCTTAACCATATGTCTCCGTTAAAAGCATGTTCTATACTCATACGATGATTTGTGTTCAAATCTCTTCGCACCGATCTATGGTCAAAATAAGTATTAGTCTCATTATCTCTATATAATGTTTTATTTTCATTATCTTCTAATGTATTTTTAATACTAGAAACACCTTTACAACCTAATCCAAAAGCAGTATAAAATAATCCAAATAACCCCATATGTTATTCCCCCTTGCTCCATCCTATCATCTTCTCTTTGTAGTCTGCACCAAAACTTTTTCTCATAAATTCGTCTGCATTTTTTCTTTCTTGTTCTTTTCTGTTTTTACTATCTATCAAATATGGGATACCGTGTATTATAAATAATGCGATTGCACAAAATATTAAATTTGCCATAATTTTATCCTCCTAAATTTTTATTATCTGTTTTAATATTACTGTCTTAATTATATCACGTTTTATGTCATAATAAAAGGACAGAGAATCATTACTTCAAGTCATTGCAGGAATTGCATCTGATTCATACCATCCCGGTTCAGCATAATGTTCTTTGCAATATTCCATGGTTTGTTCCATATCCATACCATACAATGTTACTTCTCCGCTCTCGCCCCAATAATCACCTGTTTTGCGTTGCTCTCTGGAATATTTGACGGCATCATCATTATCAACATACGCCATTCCCAATCTTCCATCATCAGAATCAAGGTATACATAGTGTTCAAGGTGGACGTTGTACAAATCCTTTCCGGAATTAATCCAATTGTAAAACTGCTCAGCCGTATCAAATTTGATCATTTCGCTTATCATATACATCGATCTCCTTAAATTATCTTTGCGTTGTTAAAATAGAATAACTGTCCAATCCGTTGCATCTCCACTCCATTGCAGCGTAGAACATCGAGCAGTAATTCCGTATCCCGTCCGTGTTCTTTACTCAACAGATAACCATATCTGTCAAATAACTCTGTTTCCGTCAATACTTCATACAATTTTGACTCACTTCCTTCCTTATTATATAGGTTTATAAAATGTGCTTTTCATCGTGTTATTTCATCTTTGCATTTTTCAAGAAAATCTTTAAATTCCATATCTGTAAACTCAAAGAACATCTGCTCAACTGCTTTCTTGTCCGAACTGTTTCTCCAAATATTAAAAATATCCTGCGCAATTCCTGTAATTTCAAAATCATTTTTCTGAATCGCATCTATAATAATTGTATCTGCATCTCTTATAACACCATCTGGTGTATTATAGTTAAGTTCTTCTACTTCTTTTAATAATTTTTCCATGCAATCACCATCCTTTTGAAATTTCCGTTTCATCAATTATCTTCTCTTGCACACAATGTGTATAGTTCTGCATCAAGCACAACTTCACCACAATCCTCACACTCTAAACATACATCTTCCGGTTCATTCCAATCTCCGTATGATACAATATTCACCTTATGTCCTCTATGTTTCTTTAATTCGTTCCATAAAATCATATTCATATCATCCATATTACTTCCTCCCAATACTTTCCGTTTTATTATCTTTACTTAAAGATTAATAATTTCAACACATATTATCGCTGCAATCATACAGATTAAAATTCCTTTTACAGAACAAAGCTCAATTTCAAGTTCGTTTAGTACTTCCCTTAAAAGCATTCCACCAACCAAACAAGCAAATCCATTTAAAAGTTCCATTCTTATCTACTCTCCTTTTTAAATTCTATAACGTTGAAAAGTTTTCGTAATTATTTATTCTTTCCAATTCTTTTAATAAAGAACCATCTGTCACATATGTATCACCAGTATCATCTACCCAATTTCCATTTTGTGCCGTACTAACTGTTACAATGTTAAAACTATCTCTATCAGATAATGGATTAAATTCTTCATCCTTATAGATGTGTAATACTAAATCACTATTCTTTCCAAACTCATATACCTCAAGTTTTTCATTTGCCTTTAAGTCATTACAATAATCGATAATTGTATCAACATCAGGTCTATTTAATTGGTATACTGCCATGTCAATCCCTCCATTTTTACATACCATATATAGTGTATATAATGGTATGCATGCACTGTATATAGATTTTATTTTTGATAAAATCTACGTTTCATATTTGTTAATTTTCTTCTATATTTCTTATAATTAATACATAGACCACAAATATTACAACACAAATAATAAGAAATATATTGTCTATATAATTTAGCTGTGCCGAAAACGCTATTCTAATTAAATTTCCCATTAGCAAAAATAAAAATGCTTCACAAATTCTTTTGATTAATTTTACATGTTTCATAATATTTTCTTCCCAAATCATCGTTTCAACTGTTTTTAAAAGTAATCGTATCTAATGTTTCTCTATCCTCATTGGATTGTAGCCATTTCAGTTCATATTCTTCCGCTTCCTCTCTTGTATCAAAAATGCTCTGATTGGTTGTATGATATTCTACATTTGATCTATATCCGTTCATATACATAAATGCTTTGACGTTCATTTTTGCCATGTCTTCAATACTCATATTTTTAATTGATTCGTAATTTGTCATAATTTCTTATTTCCTTTCCAAATCCTCATTTCATCTGTTATCCATATCATAGTATCTATCTTTTTTATTTAATTTGTATCTTGCTTTTGGAAACACAATATCTTTTCTATTAATAACAAAAGTATATGTATGCTTATCTTCGTAATACCCCCTCACATTTCCATAGATTATCCCATCAGCTCTTAATAATCTTTCTGTTCTCATATAAACCTCCATTCTAAAAAGACTTGAAACTTTTGATTCATAGCTACACTTTAATCATCAATAATTACTTTGTCCAAATCAACCCACGTGTCATAAACTTCTAAAATTTGTGCCTGTTTTTCTCCAGATTCGTCAGGCTCTCCAATCTCGTCTTCTGGTATCAGTCCTCCACAACAACCACAAATGATGTCTCCGTCGTCTGTTAGGAGTCCTCCATGGATTACATCATTTTCAATATCCTTAAATTTAACCTGTCTCATCTTGTCTACCTCTCTTTCCTTTCCATTACACATAAGCCAACAAATTGTCTTCCGTTCCATCAGCAATTTCATAATCCGACCACCAATCATGTATCGTTTCCTTTATTCCTTCTGGTGGCATTGATTTTCTCAATTCATCAACTTTTGGTTTCCATAATTCAGTTTCAAATTCAACCACAACTGCATTCTGCTCTTCATTCAGATCGTCATATGATCCACTACTTAATAAAGCTCGTACTGCTTTTCGCATTACTTCTTTAATATCCATAATTTATCACTCCATTCTTTAACCAATTACATCCCCATCGGCATCTTTCGTATAACAATATTCCCAGTCACCAACCCCATCTTCTGTAAATTCTCCACCATCTGCATTTTCTGCAATTTCCTGTGCTTCTTCCAGTGAGTTAGCCTCTACGTCTAAGTACACATAGTCTACCGTTTTATACACAACTCTATATTTTGCCATGATTATTCCTCCATCAATTCTGTCTCACAATTACTATCGTAACAATTTTTAGGTGCATTTCTTCTACCTTCAAAGATATCATCTTTGACGATTTCTTCTGCCTCTTCCTTACTATTTGCCTCTACTTCATAGCTATCACTGTACGATTCACAATACGTGACTAAATATTTTTTCATTTCCATCAACCATCCTTTCCATAATGTGTTATAATATTTACATAGGAGCGAGGACTTACACGGTTGCTGTCACAACCGATGCCTCTTATGTTAGTCGTTTTCTTCGATATGTTCCCATGCTTCCTGTTCGGTTGGGAATGCTGTGTCACATCCCGGAACATACCAATCTCCGTACATCATGTATGGCATACTAACACCTCCTTGTATGTATTTATAGAAAAGGCAGGGACTTAATAGCCTCTGCCTTAACTATCCAATATATTATTCTCTTACCACGGTATCAAAGTGTACAAAGTATCCGGTTTGATCTCGCTGTGTTCAAATTCATATACATATGCCACATTTTCACACTTCATCAGAACGCCCGGCTTATCTGTATTAAGTAGAGCAACATTTGGATATTTTTCTTTGAATATCCCTTCTGCCTTCTCCAATGAATCAGATATGATCATCCCACTGTCTCCGTCAATATTTTCATAAACAAAAATCTTCTGTCCGTCCATTTTGCTCATCCTCCTCTGTTGATTGACCTTCATATGCCGCTTTTACTTTACGTAAAGTTTCCCTATCCGGACACATATCACACAATCCCTTTTCACAATATTTACACATTACATCCAAAGCATGTTGCACTTCTCTTACATCCTCTAACGTCACATCAATTCCTCCAATCCGTTTTCATACAAATCTACAACATCCAAAACTTCCCATTCGGTTCCTGTGTCTAGCACAAACTGGTCGTATTCTTTTTCAAAATCTATACCCGCTTTTTTGCTATCGCATGTATTAAGCATCACGTTTCTCTCTTTCGTATACATATCTTCCAATTGTTTAATATCTCTTGTCTGTCCATCAATTATGAAATCTACGCCGTCATAAGCATGATACCAAACCAAGAGTAGATTTCCCTTTGAAAGATCAATTTCAAAAATTTGTGTTACATAGAACTCATCGCCACCACCGCAGCTTATACGATTCAAATCTTTGGAAATATCGAACTCTTCCTCATCCTCCACATTCTCTTTGCACAATTTAATTGCCGCAACGACAGCTTCTTCGTGTGTTTTATGTACTTCATACCATGCTTCAGTGTAATTTTCATCATTCAAGCCACATACTAAATATACTTTATCCATGTTTACCTCCTAACAGTGCCACACCATGTTTCCATCTTCGTCCTGAATACTCAACACAGCAAATGTATTGACCTGTGCCGCATTGACCGCTCCTGTAAACTCTTTATTTGCATACCGTGAATTTGCCTTATTCAACACCTCTTCAATCGTGTTTTCATCAATATCTACATCCAAAGTTGCATCTATTGTCGCTACGTATTTCATAATTATTCGCCTCCCATTCTAACATTTCATATACTACGTCTTTATGATCATATACGTATTTACTAAAAGCTTCATAATCTCCATCTTTCTCTGGAAAATCTTCAATAAATCGCTTATACATTGAACCGGTCGTAAAACTTTCATTGTGTAAAATTCCATTGTATTCAAGCTCAGCATCTACCCATTCTCCGTGTGAAATATATCCAATATCTTCAATTCCGCAATAATTTGGATATTCTTTCATTGGAAAACTCGCCACACCATCTTTTACAATAAAATCTCTTTCAATTGTACTTATCATATATTCCCACTTCCTCAATCTACTTAAATAATGTATGCTTTCCATCTGCATCACGTTTCCATTCATATCCTGCAAATTCAAGGGCTTTCAAAGCTCCATTGTAATAACTCGTATCCTGTGGTCGTGCATCTTCCATATTTGCAATCATCCACCGTTCATTTAACCATTCTTCTGTCTGTTGCTTAATTACTTTTGGCGTCCTCTTCATAATCTACACCTCCTCAATCTCAATACAAAAATAATCAGGATCGTACTTACTATTTTCAATATTCCAATCATTCATATATTCTTCTTTTGCATTATTAGCAGCTTCTTCAGCTTCTCCGTGAGAATCAAATAATCCCCATTCAAAATCACCACTATCTCTTAGCTGACCACCATCATAGCTGATTATATATTTGTACATTTTCTATTCCTCCATTTCAACACACTTAATAGTTGCTTCGGGATACTCTGCTAATATACGCATTATTTCTTTGTCACTTAATTCACTGCACCAATACATCACGTACCCAAGTTCATCTACTATAGCTCTCTTATACATTTGCATTACCTCACTTTCTAAGTAAACAGTTCTTTCCTTTGGATTTAAAAAAGCAGATAACACTCTCTGCTATCTGCTTAATTATTCTCTCTATTAAGTTGTATTCATTGCTTAATGTGTATTTTCTTTGTAGAACGGACAATTATCTTCTCCGTTTGTATAATACTTATCAGTTTCATCCTCTGTCATATTGTCATACTGACTACATTCAGAAGTGCCTGTTGAATTATCATACCAAAAATGTTTACAGCTATTACAATCTTTCATTACGCAATCCTCCATCCAATCCCTTCTACAACTGTTTCTATTTTGCATTTATCAAGTATTTCTTTTACTTTACCATTGATAAACTCAGGTTTTTCATTCCGCACCATTGCATTATATATTCTAACACATTCTCTTATATCAAGCAATGATACTTGAATACCTCTTACTTTTTGTCCATCTAACCATTTTTCAATATATTTTTTGAATTTTTTCATGTAATCAACCTCCAATTACTTTTTTAGGCAAGTATCTTCTATGACAAATATCGTTTGGAAACCAATCAATATTCCATACTTTTGCCTCGCCAATTTTCATTGCTTCTAATTCTTTTTCAAGGTCTATCCCCTCCATCTTAAATGCTTCACTAAGAGTGTGATTTCCATAGCCCATAAATTGAGCGTCACATTTATATCCTTCTTCCTTCCTTTCAATTAATGCACAAATCATTTTAATTCACTCCTTTCAAAGCAAGGTGGCTTATGCCACCTCACCCTTAATATGTTTTGTAAACGCTGCCTCGCAATTATTTTTGATATTTATTGGTAAAATCAAAAAGCTGTATTCGTCTCCCTTAATCACGATTGGTGACTTTGCGTTGATACCTATACATTCAGGTTCATCTGAATCAACAATGCTAAAAGCATCGGCAATATAACTTGGATTGAAAGAGATATACAAATCACTCTTCATGTTATTCTCGCTTGTTTCAATCTCATCAAATGCCTCGTATTTATGTGTTTTAATGTACGAATATAATCCTCCGTTTTCGCTGTGAAATACAACCGGAGCATCCTTACCGTCATTCACTCTTAACTCACGATTATATTTCGCCATCTCCAACATACTTTCCCTGTCAGGAACAAACTTAAAATCAGAGTCAAATCGAAGCAATTTCTCAACATCAAAGTATGTTCCATCCTGTTTACGTCTAACGTAAGTAAAGTCATTTCCATCGACTTTCACATATTTTTCATCCTGTGAAATCGTAACCTTACTTTCGGATTTCTTACTCATTGCTTTCTTGAATACAGGGACACATGAACGATTAAGCATCACGCTATTTTCACTATATACTTCCTGATCTCGTAGTGTTCTCATACCGATTCTGTGTCCCTCAAGTGCTTCGATTCGATTTTGTTTTGTGTTGAAGTTAAAACACTGCATTGTCATCTTATTGATATCGTCGGATGTATATGTCTCAAGATTTACCAGTGTTTCAAGCAACCAATTTTCTTTCGCCGCAAGGATTTTCTCTTCCGTGCCATCCATAGCCGGTAGGAAAATATCTACATTCTGATAACGTGGAATCGTAACTGTTTTCTTGCCACACTTAATATTGATTTTTCCTACATCTCCCATATCCTCGGTTGTAACATCTTCTACTATGATGTTTCCCTTCATTTTTGTTACAATTTTAATATCATCAATGTCAATACCAAATACTCCCGGCTGTACATCATATGCCTGATCGTTTCGAATCTCGACATACTATTCTGAATTACTTCCAAGCACTCTTAATAATCCGTCTTTGTCAATCTGGAAATATAATTTCTTAAAATCTGGATTATAATGTTTCTTGTCAATCACTGTTATTCCCTTATCAATCATTGCCTTCAGTTCTTTTGCGTTCATTGTAAATTTCATCATAGTCATATACCTACCTTTCACTCAATTGTTTTAATCTCTATTACCAATATTGTTCCTATTCAATTTCATATAAACACTCAAATGTTTTGCCTATTTCTTCATATGATGTAATTATCGAAAAACGATTCAAGTAATTCTTAATTCCATTCCTGAAACAATGTACAATAGCATCAATATTGTATTTTTTATCAATACCATTATCTTTTACTCCTCTAATTACCCAGTCTACAACTTGCTGATATGACTCATCTTTTGCCATTGCTGTCGTATCTGAGTTACGAATCCTTTCCATAACATCACGGTACATAAAAGCATAGTTATATGCAATCTTTTGTTCTGCCGTGCAAATCTTTTTATCAACACCTCTAATTTTGTGCATTTTCATCATATCTACCTCCTATAGTCCTAATCCGTGTTCCTTGCTTAATCTCCGTGCAATACAACCTTTGATTTCCTTTGCGTGAATCGGTACGACCACCGTTTCCGTTGTTGTCCTTTCCCAGATTTCATGACCGCTGTTGCAACGATCCTTCTTAAATCCGTTATCTGCAAGTGCCTTAGTAAATTTTCGCACCGGCACACCCGGCAACTTAGCCATATAACCACAACCTTTTTGCCCGTCTAGCCGTTAGCCCAGCATTTGTCTACAGCATTGATACAACTACAACACAACTTAAAATCAGTACCATGCTGCACAGGAAACTCAATGTGTCTTCCTTTAACTTTCGCTTCAATTCTCTACTCATGCTCTTTTAGCTCCTCTTACCTGTGTAAATGGACTCTGCATTTCGTACTCCACAATGTCACGCAGCTTGTCAAACATCTGTGCCTGTGTCTTATCAACAAGATGATTTGCAAAATACTCTGTACCTTTGCAATGCTTTAATAATGCCGCTTCCATCTGTTCTTCTCTTCCTGCAAAGTAAGCATACATCTTACGGAATACTCTCAATACTCTCGCTGTATATGCCTTACCGCTATAACTCTCAGCATATCCGTTCCAGCCAAGCTTACCAATAATACGTAAGATACTATCCAGTAACTCAGGATTCGAACGTACCAAAGAAATTCCATCACTAATCGAAGTAAGTACACCAACTGTATTTGATCCATCATCACCTAACACAGCAACATTGTTTGCCTTACAAATATCACGAAGCATTAAGTAATCAGGCTTTTTGCCTACAATCGCCGCTCTGTAAATATCTCTCGGTAACATACGTGTTCTGTCTTTTGTCTGATCAAGAAATAAATCAATTGCTTCTTCCAACGTACACTCCATAATCTCTACAACAACCGCATCCATACTTGCCTTAAATGCACCGTAGATTCTGTGCTGTCCATCAATTACCAACAGTCTGTTTTTGTATACAAGTACCTTTGGTGCGTCCCACTTATATTTGTTATAACCATTCCCGATTGCAAAGGATTTTGCCTTCGTAATTCGTCTCTGCCACTCTGGAATATGTATATAAGTTGGATCAACAACCAACTGTAATTTGTCTCCGACTACGCTATTTCTCTTTGCATCTTTAATCATGCGGGAAATATAATCCGTTTCCATTTTGCCAGTAAAACCGTCTGCTTGCCGTACAACCTGCATTTCCTGCTCTGCCTCTTTTGCTGTTACATATGTCTTGTTTTTCATAATTATCGTCCTCACTTTCAATTTTTGTTTGTAATAAAATAGCGGCTGCCTTGTAGCAACCGCTGCACAGTCTGTATTATTTAATTCTCCAACCGTGGTTCTAATTTTAGTGGTAATTTTAATGTTTGCATTAGTTCTCCTTTCCAGCTATCAAAGCCTTATTGTATACTGTCGCAATACTGTTTAGTATTTCGCCCAATGTTGTCCAGTAACCGTATATTTTATTGTCGTCATCATGCCCGACAAGGTACATACCCGGTCTTACAATTCGCTTTGCATTCTTTTGTATGTTAGTTAAGATATTATTTACAGTTTTAATATCATTCTCATTTTTTACTTCAACAATGTCGTATGAGTAATCGACATTTCCAACCTCAAAGAATAAATCAAATTCATTGACATTTCCCTTCACTAATTTGTTATACTCACTCATTAGCTCAGTTGTTTTCTCGTGTTTTTTACAATCTTCTTCGTTATTAAACACTGTGCCATCGTTTGCAATATACAGTTTCTTTACTACAACTTCCTTTGTTTCCGTTATTTCTTCTATTCTCATGGTTCTAATCTCCTTTTCTATGTGTTAATCAATTTCATCACATTCAGTTACATCAACATCCCAATCAAGTTCATCAATCGGCTTATTCCATAACCGATCTTCATCTGCGATATAGTTCATTATCTTTGCAAAATCCCTTGCTTTGAAGTTCTCCATTTCCTCTGTAAATTTATAAGTTGGCTGCATTGCATTATCGGTTTCATAAATGTGTACATCAATTGTGTTGTTACTGTTTACACATGCTTTAATAAAGTCCATCTCGTTTTTGTGAAATATCAAGAATTCACACAGCATATCGTTCCAATTCCAATCAAAAGGGGTACCGTCATTTCCGTTCATGTAATAGATAGCCCCGTTTGCGTCCAACATGCCATCTGTTACATTAGGATACATATTTCGTGCAACCTTAAAAATTCTTTCAATTTCTCTCTTGAATTCATATCCATTCATATGTTTTACCTCCATAAATTTCCTTGTAAATTACAATTTCCTTTGCTTAGATATTCTCTAATTCTTCATTCAAGTCTGCAATTCTCTCTTTGATTTCGTAAATGTCTGACTGATAACTGTCAATGATTTCTGCCCTCTCTTTTATTGTCAGATCTTCGTCATCAAGCTCATCTTCCAAATCGCTTTGCATATCAGCAAGTTCATCTTCTGCCTCCTTGATTTCCTTTCTAATCTGTTCTTCACTTCTAATTCCAAGCCATTCATACACCTGTTCAGAATCGAACCGCAGTAAATCATTAAGCTGCGTTTCTGTCATTCCATCAGGATATAAATCTTCAAGAATGTTTTCTAACTCTTCACATCTACCTTCTCTCTGTATTCTGTCAAGCGTATCTACTGCACCACTCCACGCATTAAAACTGTTTAAATCTAAATCATATGTAATTGTCATATTCTTCACTCCCTTCTAATAATTCAGACTTACAACTCGTCCGTCATTAAATTCAAGATAATTTTCATCCTCATTAACTAAATCCTCTCCAAACTTTTTATAATCGAAATATTTATCTGCAATAGAATCTCCATTTTTAATGTATCCAAGACTCCATGCTTCCTCGTATCCCAAGTCTGAACTGTCTTCGAACACACTGCCAATAATTCCTCTGTCTCTGTAATCCAAATAATATTCATCAAATATCTTCTCAATATCTGTATTATCCAATGAATATTCATCCTTCATATATTCGATTTCGCTTTCAATGATTTTCTGCTGGAATTCTTTTGCTTCTTCAGATTTGAGCTTATCATAGATATGTTGTACTGATTTTGCTAATGCAATTCCCTTATTATAGCGTTCATCTCCCTTTGTAATTCCATATCCTAAATCATTAATTGCTTTGTTGAACTGAACCAATTCGTTATATTCTGCCTTAGTTAATACCGTTTCAATATCTTCATAAACAGGAAATTCATGTCCTGTATAACAAGCTCCGTTTAAGTTCACACTTCCAAAATAATGATTGCATTGAAATCGTGGATTCTTTGAATCAATGTATGCACAACAATCTCTGTCATCCGAACCCTTTTCTCTAAATAAGAATAAATAACTCATAATCATACCTCCTACTGAATTTCGCTTAATTTTTCCATTTGTTCTTCTGTGAAAATTCTTGTCAAGTCTTTATATTCCTTAATAACTGCAATGTAAATTCGCTCTGCCGTTCTACTATCCTCGTCATATCCAAACTCTGAACAAAAATCTTCAAAAGTTCCTACATCGTATTTTTCTAAGCAAGCAAGTACATCATATTCGTTTGGTACAGCATCTGCCTTTAATCTTGCTAAATCATTTTTGGCTTTTACCTTTTCACCATATGACATATCTTCAACTCTGTTATATTTGAGTTTCTTTTTTGCGTATTCCTCAAATGTCATTGTGGAAATCTCTGTATTGTGAATGCTATCCCAGAATGTGAACGTCATTTTGCCTCTTGGCGTTGTAATTGCTACATCATACCAATTTCTTTTTTCTTTCTCTTTCCAGTTCTCATTCCGTGAAATACCGCCATACACAATTTCGCACTTTGCATTTGCCTTATTTAAGAAGTTCTTTGCCTGTTCTAAATATTCATCCATAATCATTTCCTCACTTTCTTGTAATAAAATAGACAGCTAGTAGATTATTCTCCTAACTGCCTTTGCGGTTACTTGTTATTTATTTTCCATAGTTTACACTCATTGGATGCCAACTCATATCCAATCCGAAATCATATTCCAGACATTCAACAATTTCATCCTCATTAAACGCAAGAGCTTTCATTTCCCTTAATATAATCTCCTTGAAATTATCTTCGTTCCCAATTAACCCTATGAGATAATTGATAAGATATTTGAGTTTCTTTCCATGTTTTCTATAATCTGCCAACTGTTTCCGTGTATTTTCCGTTATCATTTCTCTTTACTCCTTCCACAAGAAATCTTAGTTTCATTAAAAGTCTATATAATGACATGGCACATCAATTTTATCTCCATGTTCTGTTGTAATTGTTAATGTACCCCATTCATCAGATTTTACTTCTTTATATCTGATTTCGTTATCCATTGTAAATAAATCCTCATGGTCAATCCATGTTGAACCAATAATCCACCCATCACTTCTAAATACACACAATTCTCCAACTTGTGTTTTCTTTACACAAAATTCTATAACTGTCATATATTACTCCTTTCTAAAGAAATGCGATTTCAGTGTTTCTTTTTCCTGCAAGAATAACATCTGCAAGGTGTTTTCATATTCCTATCAGTAAACCATATTCTTTCTTCATCTGTTTGCCAGAAATATTCTCCGCATTCCTTACATTTTTTAACATCCTTTAGATCATTGGCATTGTACTCTTCCACAGCATCATCTGCATATGTCTTATTAGCCATCCATGAAACAGTTGAATCGCATGGCATTGTCTGAACTTCTGTTGCAGTATTATCTGCTACAAATTTGTTTCCATTGAAATAGATTTTATATCCTAACATATATCGTTTCCTCCAATCTACCTTTGAAATGCGAATTTCTTTACTCTGTATCACACAACATGTATCCCATACCTGCTAATATATCTGGTGCATTATCATAATTGATTTCCTCAAAATCTTCTTCCATCCATGATAAAGTTCCCTTGCAGTCGCATTCAGGACAAGTATCTTCTCCATGATTTATCAGCATTACTCTTCCACAATTATTACATGCTACAAAATCACAACATTCACTTTTGTTTTCGCTTGTAACTCTGTCTAATACAATGTTTTTATCCATTTTATTCACCATTTACCTTTCTTAAAATCCATATGAAGCACGCATTTCACTACCAACTAATCTCACAAGTTTCTTTATTAAAGAAATAAGCGTGATCACTTAATACTTCTTCGGGTTCAAGTTGTGTTTCATTTACCTCACGAACCATATTTGAATACATTTCCATATCTGGATTATTGTCGATGTGAATAATACATTCGTGAATACTTGATGGAAGAATTACAAGGTTACTATTATGTTCCTTTGCAATATTGCTTAACAACTCTTTATCACAAATTGCAACTGCTCCATTTACCTTTTTCTTATTTGTAACAATAATCATTTTTGCTTCATCCGTATCAGGAAGTTCGTCACAACATATCATATCGGCAAACATCTTTGCCATGTCTTCAACAAGAATATTTTCTTTTGCATTTAATAATGCCCTTGCAAAAATTTCATCTTCACTTACTTCCTTAAACATTCCTGGCTTTATCTTATATGTAGCATCTTTTGCGACTTTTACCCTGACATACATTTCCATATCAAGATAATCCCTCTTGAAAATATTTTCATCTGTCTTTCTCTGTAAACAAAGCTGCAAGTTATTCTTTGCATAATCCCACTTTGTAATCTTATCCGTATTTATATCCATTTTTGGAGCGTTTTCATAAGTATTAATAATTTCATTTACACACTCATTCACTATAAGATTTAAGTTAGGATAAATAGTAGGTCTTATTGTACCTTCTCCAATAATCACACCGACTTTTTCAACTCCATTTTCTACCACTGTTGTACTTTCTGCCTTATATCCTCTGTTATTTAACTCCATAATAATTTCGTTCATCATAATTTTTACCTGCCTTTCTTCTAATGAAATATCCATTTACAGTGGTTTTAACTTTACAACGCCTCTGTATATACTCAATCTATGTGTTACATACATTTCCTGCGTAGAATCATAGTCATACACATGCCAAACTTCATTTTCGCTTTTTAGCATAAACTTCGTGTTATTCATTATCTTGCAAATCTTATTTGCACTTGAATCAGGAACAAAGAACGCATTTGTTTTTGAGTGCATAAATTCTGTTCCTTTCTGAGTTTTTGCTATAAGTTGCATATAATCACCTACCTTTTCAAGCTCTCTTCGTCCACAATACAGTAGCACCCAAACGAATCACCTACCATATCATCATCTAAATCAAGTGACTTCAAGATTTCGTCAAATGTGCCTTCGCCGTAATCTTCCCTGTAGATTTCAAGATACTTCTGTTTCTTCGTGACGTAATGCTCTTCCGTCCTGCTTCTCAAGCAATCCAACGCCGACTGCAAGCACTCTGCCTTACACTCCGCACTTGACCAGTACGTAAAGTACGTGCCGCTTGTCCACATTTGATTCTCTTCGGCATCAGGGTTATATCCACTTGCCACCACATATTGCGTATCACTTTCGCTTTGTAATAACGCATAGTCATCTTTCCGTAAAATCTCAATCCATTTCATTTTGTACCTCCTAACGTAATCCTACTAATATCTTTTCAAGCCAACTGTCTGCCTCGTCGGTTCCATCCTCTTCCAATCTCTCAATGACTAGAATTAGAATTGCCTGTGGTTTGTGCAGCTCAAGACTCCGTAAGTAATCCTGATAATACACACTCGCATAACAGGCAACTTCCCTTGCTGTCAGCCCACCCTTGAACACTTCGTTCAAATAATTTGTCAGTTCCCAAAAATCAGCATAATCTCTCATCTTTCTACCTCCATATATTCTTTTCTTGCACATTTTTCCTGTTCACTTTCCGTTGTTAACATCGCAATACCAAGCGGTACACAGATTAGCAATGCTGTACCATCCATTGTTAGTAATGTACTTGCCACACCTGTAATAAGTGCGGCAACGCCACCGAATAACCGTGCTGCTTTTGCCTTCGCATAAAGACGTTGCAACTCACTCTTCGTATACATAATCTTCCCTCGCTTTCTTCATAATCCGTGCTACTTCATTTACCGTTGTTGCACTATCAATTGCCGCAAGTACATCATCGCCATACCATAAATCCCTTGCGGCGGTTGTTGCCCTGCGTTTATAGTTATATAATTCTCTACTCATATTGATTTCTCCCTTCAAATTTGCTATAATTGATTTGTTTTATTAGGACGGTTACAACCCTATAACCGCCCTTGATTCGCATGGGCGTCTTGTTTTTGCAAGGCGTCCATCTCCATTTAGAACCGGGAATCATACGTCACGTTTCCCTGATTGTCCCGGTGGGCATACGCTACAAGATTTCCGTTTACGTATGCTCTGCCAGTCGTTTCCGTAATCCATACAATTTTCATATTCCTACACCTGCCTTTCTAGCGTGTTATTTAAGTTTCCGTGCGTAGTTGTGGCAGTCATTATCACACCGCCTATCCGCACAGTATTTACACACTATAAAAGGCTGGATAATTCCAGCCCTCTAACTATGCAAATATTTGCCTTATCTCTCCCAGTAATATCCGTCACCATCTTTCGTATACAGCATAATACCTGTATCTGTTGCATCAAAATCCGTAACGGTACGCATATCTAACATATCCTTGCTGTTTTGTGTTGGTGGTGCCGTTTTCGCTCCAATTAAAAAAGCCGTAGTGATTGCTACGACCATACATACTTCATATACTATTTTCCGTTTCATCAGTCTGTCTCCTTTATTTTTGTGCATAAAAATAGCACCTAACAGATTAAATTTCCATTAGATGCTATATAAAACTAATATGACACTTAAATTATTTTTTCACAAGTTCCATTTTATATCCTAGTGCGTCAATAATTTTAACAAATAAGACTAACGACGGACTATGTGTTTTCTTTTCAAACCGTGAAATACTTTGTTGTTTACTTTCCGTTAAGTCTGCTAATTCTTTTTGAGAAATATTAGAATCTTTCCGTAATTTAACAACATTATCAATTAAATTTTTTTCTACATCTTCCGCACGAAGAGTAGTAGCTGGTAAGCCGTTTACCTGTTTAACTGGAATTTGCTTTTGGTCGATTGCCACTGCCTCAAGCAAACCCTGCATTGTTTCATCGAAAAATTTACTCATGATTATTCCTCCTTCAAAATTTTGACAAATTTGTTGTATTGTCAAGTATAAAAATAGCACCCTGTTTTGGGTGCTTGTGTTTATTTTAGTGTAAATGTGCCTGTTTTGGTGCATTGCTCCAGCTCTGCCTTATATGCTTCGCCGTCGAACACACCAAAGCCGGTTTTGTCTCCGACTTTACGACAACCCCAATCGCCCGTATTGCGAGCAATCGTATACAATGTGTTGTTCGTGCAGACGTTGATAAAGTTCTGGTCTGTGTAGTATCTGCCTGTTATTTTCATGGTTTTTTTCCTCCTTTATTCTTATTTGTGTTGATTATTTCCAAAGATAGTAGATGTTCAAATGCTATCTTTGAATGTGCAAGTGGGAATCGAACCCACTGATAAATATATAGTTGTTAGCCATATATTATCCACCACATATTTGCACAAAGACAAGTAGCTACTACTTGTCATCAGGTGACTAAACCTTATACAGTCAACAGTTTATTGTTTTAATTCGCTCCAACTGTTACGAATATCTTTGGTATTTCAACCACTGTTTTATACAAACCGATTGTAAGACATACGGTTTTATCAGGGATATTATTCTACTGATTACAGAATATACTATCAACCTAGCTACACTAGGCAGTAGGATTTACAGTTGGGGATTGTACCAAACATACCTCATACACGAATACAGATAGATGTATTCAACATTAGTGTTACCACTAACTCTTGTGTACTACCCAATATCCACTTAATACTACAACCAAGTAACCGATTCAATCTTAGTGAGATAATCAATACCACTACTTTCATGGCAGAAACATTTATCAAGATAACGGCAGATAATGATTTTTTAGCAATCAAAACCAATATTATCCATCAATCTGTCAATACCAATACCTCGTTGGCGTTAGACTATCCACATCAGACAACGGCATCTCTCCTAACGAGTTACCTAGTTGTTGTATCCCGGTGGATACCTTTATGACGAGCGTTGTGTCAATCACTGCCTCGTATTTGTACCAAGATGCTATGTGATAGTGTTTACACACTATGTTTGGTGTACTTGTCACCCGACACCACTTTCTTGCTCGGTTTACCAAGTTTTCCCGGATATGGAGTTCATATCCGCTGACCTAGCCACTTGGGGAAGCTCCTACTTCCTTGTCAGCCCTATGCGACTATATCCCACGTATTACACTCTTTCTTGTAAGCGTTATGCCGAAAATGTAAGACATACACTGCACTACTTGGCAGAGAAACCTAAAGTCTATTTATCACTTACTCATTAACGCACACCTCCTTGTCAGTCGGATTATATCTATGTGTTGATGTCGTGAGTCGGTTTATCTCACTAGAACCCATAGATACAGACTTATACATTGCGTCTTTCTAATTTTGGGTGATTTTAATAGACCGTTTGGGAACGTCTGACGCACCTCTACGACCTATAACGTTTTTATTTTGTTGTTATGTACACAAAATGATGAATGGAGATTTTGTGATCTACCCACTCAAAAGAGTGGGTAACGCACTAGGCTTGACACCTGTTTATACTCGCCTAGTCGAGTGTTAGTCCAGTGTTACTGAACCGTCATTGTGTTTATGAGCCAAACCTACAAGCATATTGTCAACATAAATACGACCTAATTTATTTGTGTACCATACGATTTTCATATCACAACCCCCTTATTTAGCCATACGGCTTTCCTGATTATCCATAAACTTCTTTGCGTCATCGGCAGACTTGAACTCGTAAATCTGCACATATTTATCCTCTTTAGCAAGTGTGTCATAGACCTTGTTACCTTTACCGAGCTTGATCGCACCGAAGTCCTCAGTTGCGGACATCTTGATGGCGTATCTAGCTTTGCTAGATAAAAACGCCCCTTTGACAGTGCGGACAAACTTGCCGTCGCACTCAAGACTGCCTACAATCCGTGTAGACTTTGCAGACTTCTTAGGCTCTGACTTAGGCTCTGATTTTTTAGGTGCCTTAGACTTTGTTGTGGATTCCTTAGACTGTTTTGCAGTAGTCTGTGCTACTTCCAGTCCTAATACCTGTGCTACTTTTTTTGCTTCTGTAGCGTTAATTGTGTAACTAACACCGTTAATGATTACTGCGTTCGATAATGTTTTCATGATATTCACCTTTTTTAACCTTTCTTAAATAAATATTTTTTTTGTTTACTGAACTGCTTTGGTGATTCGCTGTTCAGCGTGGTTACACATTAGCACAAAAAAAATTTGATTTTTCGGTGCAAACTTGCGAAAAATACGGATTTTTGGCAAGTTGAAAATCCGTCAGATGGGGGTAGTAAAAACTAGCAACTGACTTAGTAAATCAGGTATTCCTATAAGCTGTTAATTCCACACACTAACTTGAAAATTCCACGTCCCAAATCCAAAAAAATCCCCGTCCCCACATTCGCCAATCCCTACCGCAATATCCAGCTCCGACTCATCTCCGCTCCCTTATCGTCAAATATATCGCAAAATCCCCTTATTTACGCCCAAATCACCAATCACAGCACAACAAAAATCAACCACACTGCACTCAAATCCGCCGCCTGACACAAACATCGCTCCCATTAATCCAATAAAAACGAATCAATTATGCACGATGCACAAAAACATAGCATTTCATTTTGTTTACATTGCCCTACTTTTTATTTGTCAAGTCATCAAACTACACACTAAAGCAGTAAAAAAGTCGTTTTTTGGACTTAACACCAATTTCAGACTTTCCACAATATCCCGGCGCATTAAAAATAAATCCTGTGATCAGGATCGGTCTTGCTTTAGCAAGAATTTTAGGTCAGACAAATCAATTTACCGAGAACAATATAATGTAACCGTCAACATATCACCAAAGGAGGTACAACATGTACATGAGATATTATGTAAAATATCAATATCAAGTCGGCTCTCTATGGAGTGGAGGCATAGAAACAGTCAACACAACAACCCCACTTTCATCAACAGATGTATTAGATATTGCACGCCGCAAAATAGATGTGCCGGAAGATGAATTTATGGATTATCTAGAAATCAAAGCATTTGAACCGATCGACGAAGAGTTAAAACAAGATGATGCTGAAATACTGCCAAACCAAATCTTGTACGTATATCGTATCAAATATGAAGACAATTGTAACTACATAGATACTATACTTGTAAATAATAGATATTGTAAGAAAGAGTTATTAAAGATGATTGAAACAGATTTCAAGTACTATCATAATAATATGACAATAAACAAGATAGAAATATTGTCAGAAATCGAATTAGATCCAGATCAAAAATACGTTTATTAAAAATAGTCCCTATGATTAGGGACGGTCTTGACGCTTGCGGCAAGAATTTTATGGGTAGACAGAGAAAGGAGTAAAAAAATGAAATATGTATATTTGATACCGTTAATAGGTGGAAAAGATGATTTATTTAATGAAGATGATAGTTTTATTCTCATTTTTGCTAATAGTTTTGATGATGCCGGGCATCGCCTTGAAGCAAAAAATTATAAATATGATACTAATATAGCAAAATGGAGACTTCTTACCTGTAATGACGAAAACCTCTATCATTATAATGGATTGATATTTAAAAATAGTGATAAATTGTATATAATTAATATGATTGAAAATCATTATGAAAACATATCACAGGAGGATAATATGGACAATTATATTAATGTATATGATTATATGTATTGGAGAGACTATAACGAACAAATTCAGCAATTAGCTGACAAAGCCCTGCCGGAGAAATGGAGTTCTGATTCTGATGATCAAAGCGAAAATAATATATTGAAGAATTATTTACGCTACACATTTAATAAGCTACAAGATGAGAACAAAATAGTTGAAACTGACACATATTGTCTGTTCAATACAGGACTATTTACAACATATTACTCTCCTATTTATGCTTACGGGGAAGTCAATCATAATACTTCAGGAAATGCACAGAAATGGTTTTTCAAAGGATTTAAGGATACTTACGAGCTAGGTCAGTTGAACATCAATAAAGATCTTCCGGAAAGAGCGGATTATTTTTCAGATCCAGCTGCATTAGTATTTAACTGGCATTATCCAATCAATATCAATTATGGACACATCCTTGATGATTTGAATACATCTAGCCGGTTACCAGATTCGATCAAAAACCACAAACATAAATTGGAATTTCTAAAGGGTGTTGTAGATACAGCTATGCAGCGTGTAACAGCAAATTATAAACTTGCCGTGCCGCATTGGTATCAAAACAAAATCCAATTGCTTATTCCTCTATATTTCGAAGACAACAACAAGCCATCTGTCGCATTGGTACTAAATCCAATGAACGGTAGCTATTACCAAGCAGCAACATGTCTATCTATGGATATGGCATACATGGATGCCAGGCTGATAGCTAAACCAGAATCTAATTGGCTGATAACAGAAAACATATAATCTAATATCTAATCTATCGCAGGACAGTGTAAAAGCTGTCCTATTTTTATGTCTAAAAATGCAATTTCAATTCTAAGCCCCTTAACAGCCTCATATAGGTGTTTTTCGTTTTAGTCTACCAACTTATCCAAAAAGAAATAAAAATCCATTCTAGCCCTATCAGACGAGTTCACAGATATATATCCATTGTACAAGTTGCACAAAACAGAAACTAAAAAATTGTAACTATTGCACAAAATTCTGTGCAGCGATTACCACGACGTACTGTGCTGCGTTGTACCGGGTATATCAAAACTATACAGATAAGAGAACAGAATTTTAAGAATAGACCCTTTGATAAGGGTCGGTCTTAGACTGTGCAGCGTTAGCAAACAGGATAAGAATTCTGGGATAGACAATATATTATATGAAACAGAATTATAAATCGAGAATAATATATCGTAATCGTTAATGTGTTATACAGAAAGGAGTCAAATATTGTATCAAGGATATAATCATCCAAGATGTAACAAGACAAGAGAAAAGAAAAAGGGGTTTAAGAGTTACCGATCAGAGATCGGTAACGATTGTTATCTTATATTGTTTTATATATATATTATT